CAGTTTTAAACTTGATTACGGTTTTGGCACTTTGTGCGTACTATGCTTTTCATACTACAACAAAAAAGCATCTCAATTTTTTTTTATTATTACCTATTTTACTATTCACTCATTATTTATATTTATTATGGGGAGGCGCACCTCCCCTATGACCCCACGCCATATTATATATTGCGCCTCATTTATTTTAATGGGGTGAGACATAAATACATATTATTTTACCCAGAATCTATATTTTAAATTAATTTTATTCTAGGTATGTCTCTATATTCGCCTTAATGAGGCACTTATTTATTTTATTATAAATTTTTAGTAATTACTAGATATGACCTACAAATAAAAAAATTGAAATGCTTTTTTGGTTATATAGGAATAGCATACTACTACTAGCACTAAGAGCATATAAAATGAGTTTCATTTCTCCAGAATACCACACTTATCTTGAATCCAAACTCCAATTGGCTAAAGATGTTTATGAAAATGGACCTAAAAATAATGACCCTGATTCCCTACTTCTAGCAGAACATTTCGCGGATTTGAAGCAACAAGAACTTGAGCTAAAACAGCAACCTAATTATGCCCAGCTTGTTGCGGATGATTTTACTGAAGATTTTGCGGCTGACCTCAATGCAGCTCAGAAAGCAATTCAGCACGGCTGGGTCGATAAAGAGCTTTGGAATACGAATCGTTTATTTAAAACTGTTATTTCTAAGTTTAACAAAGTTGTTGCAGTAAACCCTTCTGAACCTTGGATTCCAGTTGCGAAGCTTGTTTTCGATAAGGCGGGACAATATCTTATGCGAGACGAAGAACAGAATGAATTCGACCAGTATCCCAATCTTCAGTTATTACTTGATGATTTCAGAAAAAATTACTATGAAGCGCGCAAAATTACCGGTAAGTTCTTATATGAAAACGCTAATGGCGACCCTATTTTGCCAACAGATAAATGGTAACCATATTTGTAAGTTAACTATATTATAATTTAATTATTAAGGCTAATTTGGAGCCACTTTTTTAATTCCATATATTTATTTTATAAATTTTTAGTAATTGATAGATATGACAGGTAAATAGAAAAATTGAATTACTTTTATAGATATTTATGATTAGCATACTACTACTAACATCATCAAGTTTTTTAAGGCGTAATCAATTGAAAAATGTTTCACCCAGAATATGTTATTAACAGTCAAGTGACTAGGAATATTGACTGGACTAGGTTATCAGCGAATCCAAATGCCATTCCTATATTAGAGAGAAATTTAGATAAAGTGGATTGGACGGTGTTATCGAGTAATCCAAACGCCATTTCTATCTTAGAAAAGAATCTAGATAAAGTGGATTGGTGCTCTTTATCCGAAAACCCAAATGCTATCCATATCTTGAAACGAAACCTGAAAAAAGTAAATTGGGCAGGTTTATCAAAAAACCCAAATGCGATTCCAATTTTAGAAGAAAATCTGATTAAAATAAGTTGTAGTGATTTATCAGAGAATCCAAACGCTATTTCTATATTAGCATCGATTGCGGACGGACGTTTGCGAATCCGTAAAAAAGATTGGGAGGTAGATTGGAAAAAATTATCAGGAAATCCAAATGCTGGTCCTCTGCTTCAAAAATCTCTAGGTAGTGGCGGTCGTTTGTGGGATATAGTGGATTGGAAAAAAATATCAGCAAATCCAAGTTGTATTCCCATTATAGAAAACAATTTATGGGTTACAAATTTTAACTCATTAGCATCCAACCCAAATGCCATTCATATTATAGAAAAAAATTTAGATAGATTGTGTTGGTGGGGTTGGCAAGGGTTATTATCTAATCCAAATGCGATTCCTATTTTGGAAAAACTTTCAAATGAGATTCCTATTTTGGAAAAAGATTTAGATATTTCTAAATTAGATAAATGGTGTATTTTAGCAAAAAATCCAAATGCGATTCATATCTTGGAACAAAACTTAGATCGTTTACAAGGGTTGGATTCGTATGATAGACGTTGGATATGGTCGAAATTGTCATCTAACCCAAATGCGATTCCTCTTTTTGAAAAACATTTGGATGAAGTAAATTGGTATGTTTTATCAGAAAATCCAAATGCGATTCATTTATTAGCGCATTTAGACACTGAAAAAATGCGAGAAAACTGTAGACCATTTGCCGAAGAACTCGCTTCCTATGTCTTTCGTCCTGCGAGATTAATGAAAATATGTGAACAACATAACATAGACTTAGAACAATATTTCGAATTAGTGTAATTAATTATTGAAGCGATTTGAGCTTTTTTTATATCCAGTATATTTCTTTTATAAATTTTTAGTAGTGACTAGATATACGCTTTATATTAAAAAAATGAAATGCTTTTCTGACTATATAGTAAAAGTATACTACTACTAGCGTCATCAAGTTTTTAAAAATGAGTTCTTGTGAAAAATGTTCGTTATGTCGGCGGGAGGTTTATGAAGAGTATAATATAGCTAAAACAGCATGTTGGCATGTATTTCATTTGGATTGCTTGTTGAATCACATGAATAAATGCGAGGAGGATTGTCCCGTTTGTATGAAAAATATTGTAACGGGAAGTTCACCTGAACCTGTAATCAAAGTAATCAATGGTATCTTGTGTAAGATAAATCGAATAACTGGCGAGATATATGACGACGACCATGTGAGTTCGATAGGAAAATGGAACTTTGTAAAAGATGAATTATTGGAATGGAGATTAAAAGAAGCAAACGAAGACCAAAAAATGTGGGGGTTTTACAGATTCGAAACCGACGAAGATGAAGAAGACGAAGACGAAGATGAAGAAGACGAAGACGAAGATTAAGACGAAAATAAGTAAGTTCATTCATTAAATTTGTAAGTTCATTAATTAATTAACTCAGGCGTAATGCCACTTTTTTATATCTAGTAATTTCTTTTATAAATTTTTAGTAGTGACTAGATATGAGTTGTAAATAGAAAAATTGAAATGCTTTTCTGACTATTTAGGTATAGCATACTACTACTAACATCATCAAGTTTTTAAAAAGCGTAATCCGAAAATGTTTCATCCAGAATATATTTTAAATAAAAAAACTAAGTTTGATTCTTTAATACAAAATCCAAATGCTGTTCCAATTTTAGAACAAAATTTACCTGAACCTGATGAAGGAGAAATTTATTATGATTTACTATCATCAAATCCAAATGCGATTCATATATTAGAGAAAAACTTAGATAACGTGAGATGGGTGGAGTTATCCTGTAATCCAAACGCGATTCCTATTTTAGAAAAAAATTTAGGTAAAGTTAATTGGACTTGGTTATCCGGTAATCCAAATGCGATTCCTATTTTAGAAAAACATTTAGGTAAAGTTCATTGGGATATGTTATCCGGTAATCCAAATGCGATTCATATTTTAGAAAAGAATAAGAAAAAAATTAACTGGCATCGGTTATCCGAAAATCCAAATGCGATTCATCTTTTAGAAAAAAACATAACAAAAATTAATTGGGAATGGTTATCATCAAACCCAAATGCGATTCATATCTTAGAACAAAATTTGGACAAAGTAAATTGGCATAGACTATCATCCAATCCAAATGCGATTCCTATTTTAGAACAACATTTGGATAAAGTGAATTGGGGGTGGTTATCCGGTAATCCAAATGCGATTCACATATTAGAACAGAATATGGATAAAATAGTTTGGTGGGATTTATCAAGAAATCCAAATGCGATTCATATTTTAGAACAACATTTGGATAAAGTAAAATGGGATATGTTATCAACAAATCCAAATGCGATTTGTTTATTAGCGCGTTTAGATATTAAAAAAATGCGTAAAAACTGTAAACCATTTGCCGAAGAACTGGCTGCTTACGTCTTCCATCCTGCGAGATTAATAAAAATATGCGAGACATATGAAATAGACTTAGAACAATATTTCGAATTAGTGTAATTAATTAATGAAGCGATTTGGGCTTTTTTTATATCTAATATATTTATCTTATAAATATTTAGTAATGACTAGATATAACATATAAATAAAAAAATTGAAATACTTTTTAGATTTTAATGAAAAGCATATTCAGCATAAAGTGCATCAAGTTTTTAAAATGACCGCTATTAATAGTCTTTATATTCCTTGTATTGAGAAGCGTTTCAATGCCAATTTTATAGCAGATGTTTTCGTAAGAAATAGCATTGCTCAGGTAAGAAAAGTATACATAGAACCATATAAATCTAATCGCAAATATAATCGCGCATATATTGATATCGAGATGTGGTATGACACAGAAGCGGCCTACAATTTCATTCAGCGTCTTCGCAGTCCCTTTCACGAAGCCAGAATTGTTTATGGAGACGATAATTGGTGGGTTGTTGATATCAATAAATATCCTGCTAAATTAAATTTGATTAAAAAGGTTTTAACGGTATTTGTTTCTAACGTTATGGATGACGACAATATCAGCACTACTGCTGTCGCAGATGTCGAAGATTCTGAATTTGTCGCGGTCGACGCTAATAAAACAGAGCTTTTACGTAATATTGTCGCTAATTTTAAGGGTGCTATGCTTGAATTGCCAACCCATAAGCAGCTTTACCGCATCAACAGTATCGACAACGATTGTAATCGCACAGTTAAAGCATATATGTACGGTTTTAAAGATGATGATGAAATGGAATCCGCCGCGGCGTTAGAGGACTATTTACACGAGATTGATATTCTGCGTGAAAAATTTATTTGCGAACAATTTGATTATGAATACTTATTCGAGTAATAGCACAAGATATTAGCATCAAAATTTATTGTAATTTGTAATTAAATAATTTGTTATCGCCATTCGAGGCATTTTTTTTATAATAAAAAAAATGAAATAATTTTTTTTATAAATCAAAATCATATTTAGATAAGAAGATGAATAATACTACGTTCTCTTTAACATTTGGCGATGTTGCTGAAAATCATAAAGGTATGCAGAAAATTGGGGCACTTTCAGATACAGGATTTGATATCAGAGATTTAAATAAAATTAAGGAATGGTTTGAAGAGCGCGGATGTAATAGCAAAATTGTAAATTTACATTGGTTACTAGATGAAAATTTACAAAAAGATAATAAGGCTTATATTTTAATAATTAAAAATGCTGTAAATATTTTATTAGAAGATGATAATGGCGCAGATAGATTATTTGACGAACAAAACATTTTAGAAAAGGATACAAAAGCTTTTATGTATGGAAGAGTAGTCAATAAACATGCGAGACATAATTTATGTTTTGGAGAGGAACATCAGGAACCAAATTATGAAGAGGGTAGAGGAACAATTTACGCATTTAATGAGGTGCCATTATTAAACCAGATTAGGAATAAACTTGGTGAAATAATCGGCGAAAAAGGAACAAATTTACAAGCAGAAGGTAATTATTATTATGATGTACGAAAATGTGGAATAGGTTTTCACGGTGATACAGAGAGAAAAAAAGTTGCAGCATTTAGGTTGGGTTCGACTATGCCTTTATGTTATACATGGTTTCATAATAATGAAAATATAAGCGATATTATGAGAATAAGTAATTTAGAACATGGAGATATGTATATTATGTCAGAAAAGGCGACAGGTTTTGATTGGAAATCAAGGTCGAAATATACATTAAGGCACGCTGCTGGTTGTGATAAGTTTACAAAAATATAAATATAATTATTTATTTGTCATTTTAATTTTAAATTGTAATGGGTTAAATTTTCGGTTGGATTTATTTAATGATATAATTTCTGTAAGTTTATTATTAATTTTTTCTATTTTAACTTCATTAACAACTTTGCGGTGAATAATTTTATCAAATTTGGTATCACCTGCCTTAGCCTTGAAATAAATTTCCTTCCTTTTTTCCTTACAATATTTACAGAAACAGCCATTATCTATATAATGGTCATAATCAATATCATTAATATATTGATTTTCAAGGCAAATTTTCATATAAAAATCATATTCAGATTTAGTATAAGGAATAAATTCATCAGTTAATTTTGATTGCCATTTTTCCAGATATTGGTTTCTCTCCATTTCATTATAATAAAAGTTAAAATGTTTGTCATTTTTCATTAATTCAAAAAAATTTATAGGAAGTTTATATTCTTGTTTAAACCTGTTATACAATTCACCTATTAACTTGTTTTCCGTTTTATAATCATTGATTATTACAACATCTGATTTAAATATATTAGAGAGAATATTACTCCATAAAGCAGAGTCATATAAACGAAGTTTGATATATTTAATATTATTAATTATTTGTATAGTATATTTATTTTCAAAATCAAATGCCATAGGTTCACCTATTTCATATTTATCAAAATAATGGTCGCTATTTTCTATATGAGGAAATATATTATTAAATCGGTCACTTATTCTTTTAATTGAATATTTGCTTATATTTTCTGGAGAATTATTAAAATGATATGGTGAAATTTTTTCAAAGAACTCGGACATTTTTCTCTCAATAGATGTTCTATAAACATCAATAACATAAACATTTTTTCCATCATTAGAGAGAAAATGTATAATATCATTGATTTTAACATCATGTATTCCAGTTAATACACTTAACATTGTTTCATCGTGAATATGAATAACATTATAACTTCTGCCAAGTGATATCCTTAATGATGTAACTAATGTTGTTGACCCTACTTTTGGCGGTGTATAAATAAAAATATAATTATTAGTTGTTGTATCAAATAATTTATTAATTGAATCAGCTATACTATTTTCGTTCATATACTAATAATATTAAATTAAAAAATAAATTTTAATTCAAAAAAAATAAATTATATTTAATTTTAATTTTACATAATAAATTGCTACAAATCTACTCTTCATCTACATAATTTTCGTCTCCGATTTCGTTTGCCTCAGATAGTGAATAACTCTGCCAAATATATTTAACACGTCCATCTTCAAATCGTCTCTTTGGCACGTGAAGTTTTCCGTCGTCGTCTTCATTCATATCCATTCCTGCGTAATTAACACGAGGAACATTGCGTCTTGCTCGCTGATTATCTGCTAACTTTGTGATATATTGCTTCATTTCAGTCTTCTCATTAGTGCTAAGTTCCGGATGAATTTTAGCCCACTTAGGTTTTTCTTCTTCGTCATCTTCTTCGTCTTCGTCTTCGTCTTCGTCGAACTCATAGTCTGGGTCCTTTTCAAATGTTTTATCAGCCCAAATATCAGTAATTTTGTCAGACTCGCTTTCAGGTTCAATCGTATCCATTCCAGTGTAATTTACCCGTAGAATATTTCTACTAGAACGTCTAGTACCCATATCAGCAATTGTTTTCTTTGTTTTATTAACAAAATCAGCAAATTCGAACCCCTGATAGTTGCTAATAATAGGCACGATAAATTCCTTAGCTTTACATAATTCACCCTTAAATGCCTCAAGTAATTTTCTATTGATTTTCGAACAATCGTTCGTAGCGAAATAGTCTTCAAACTCTAAAATTTTATAAAAACACGTACAAACAAATTTAATCCACTTATTAACGCCCTCTTTTTGAAGAATTTTATATAGGTCGTTATTAATAGTTTGATAAATTTTTAAAACAACCTTCGTTTTATTTTGAACACTAACTGCCAATTCACATTGAGACAACAATGTCTGAATTGTTTTAGTAAATTTTTCACCTTCAGTCATTGTCTTATTATTAATATTCTTAGCTTGATTTCTGGTAATAACGGTCATTTTTAAACTTAAGTTCGTAGGCACCTAATATAGTATGCTTTATATTTTACAACATATTAGTATTTCAATTTTTTTTTAAATTAAAAAATAAAATATAAATCAAACCAACTTAAAGAAAAAATATAGTAAATTTGCGATTTTTATTTTTTAAATTTTTATTTTGATTATTTTATTTATTTTTTCATCACCTAATCTAGGCCATTTTTTCATAACACAAATATCATTTTTAGTGCCACATGGGTATGTTCTATTTATTTCACCCCAACAAGAACCTATTGTCAGTTCATTTGGTTTCAATACAACTATCTCAATTTCGGCTAATCCATTTATAATCTTTAAAATTTTTATGCGTTCAATTTTACCAATATAATAATATAACCCATTTGCTTTGTGAATATACTCTACAGATATTCTCTCCAAATCACGAGGAGTTATAGCGTAATTTTCTATTTTATTAAAGTGTGAATCAGTTACAAAAAGTTGGATTTTTACAACCATAACCTGTTCACTATTAAATAATATTTCATCAGCAGCGTATTTAGCATTTTCGTTACCCCAAATAGTATAAATTTCATTTTCAAATCTATAAGACATTTTGATATAAGTATTTGTATTTTATTTTATAAAATTTTTTTAATTCAATTTTTTTAATAATTCGCCCATTTGATGTCTAAAGAATTTACACTCTTCTTCTGTTAAAATGACATATGTGGAACCATCTGCTGCTTCATTTGGAAATGTAAACCCAAGTTTTTTGTAATATGAGAATCTACCATGCGTCATAAATTCACTACGTCGCATATAAGCCCATCCACCTTTCTGAGAACTGATTTCTCCAGTTGAGTATAAATGGTAAATTTGGTTCCCATTTGGCGACTCATTTTGGTTTACCAGCCCTAATGGTGAGTTTAAATAATGAGAATTATGTGCCTCAATAATATCCTTATTTAATTGGTTAATCTCAGAATTAATATCGCTCATTTTATTATATTTTAAACTTATGATATAGTTTCTATTTCAATTTTTTTATAATTCAGCATTCTTAACAAAATGCTTATTCATATATTTTTGAATATTGAAATAAGTTAACTCCTGATTATCATCAAGACCTAATAAATCCTTCAGCTTATTATCTGGAGAGATAATCTTTGAATTAGTCTCATTCTCTAACTTATTTTCTTTAATATACGCTACTAAAGCACGTGTCACTTCTGTTCTTGCTATTTCTGTACCTTCCGATTTATTCATAAACTCACATAATTCCTTTGAAACCTTACTTGGTTTTGCGAATCCTGATGGTTGTCTAATTCCCTTAACTTTAGTCTTCACAGCCTCTTTCTTTAATCCTTTCATTTGTTTCTTAACATTTTTTTCAAGAGTCCTTATTTCATGTTGTATTCCTAAAATTTGATTTTTTACAGTATTTAAATTGGTAATTAGAGATTCAAACTGAGTAAATAATTCTTCTTGTTGAGTATCAGGTTTCGTGGAACTTTTCATTTATAATTAGATTTATAAAGTAATATTTAAATAGATTTATATTAAATATTATTAAATTTAATGACGTCTATGTCTTCTTGTTTTTCTTATACGTTTTCTTTTACCTCCTCTTCTTTTACGTGTTCCTCCAACATTATCTAATTCATCATAATCCTCATCAGTTGCTTTTGTTAATATACCATTTTGTTCTGTTTTATTTTCTTCATTTTCACCATCGCCTCCTCTCTTTCCTTTATTCTTTCTCTTTCTACCTCCAGCAGTTGTAGCAACTTCCCTACGCGAATCACTGCTTTGTGTAGGAGTAGATTCACTATTAAAAAAAGATTCGTCTAAAGGAAATGACTCGTCTTCCTGCGTATGTTGCATTGCTATATCGTGCGTTCTGTTATAACTGCCGTTAGATTGTGGTTCTGGTTCTGTTCCTCCCCTTTTTTTGCGCATATTTTTACAAATAGGACATTTACAGTTTGCTTTATGACCATTTCTTTTCTTGCGACCACCTTCCATGGTTTCTTCTTCTGGTTTCTCTTGTTCCTCTGGTTCTTCTTCTGATTCATCCACTTGTTCTTCTGGTTCCTCTTCATCATCATCACCACCACCTCTCTTATTTTTTCTTGTTCTTCGCGAGGCATTTTTCATATTTTTACAAATAGGACATTTACATGTTTTTCTATGCCCATTTTTTTTCTTTGAACCACCCATCTTATTTTCTACTTCTTTTTCAAGTTCTTCTTCATAACCACCACGTTGTGCCTTGTTTTTCATATTTTCACAAATATGACAAGAACAGTTAGATTTGTGGCCATTTTTTCTCTTTCCACCAATTAATTTAGAGGTATTAATATCATTTCCCATTATATATTAACATTATAAATAAGTTTTTAAAAATTCAATAAAATAAAATATTTAATTTTTAAATTAAAATTTATACGCTAAAATATCATAAACAATTTACTTAATTTCCTCTATTTCCCTTACCCTTTCCCTTTTGAGGCTGTCTCGTATTATGCTTACCATTATCGACAACTGTCCATTCCTTACTATCACCATCCTTTGTTTGAGTTCTTGGCGCTGAAGGCTTTCTTGGTGGTCTAGTAGCGGACTTTTGCTTTGGCATAGGCGTCTCTACTGGAGTTTCATCGGTTTGCTTTGTTGACTTATATTCATTTCTTGCGAGCTTCAATTCATGTCTAGTTTCACACATCAACTTTCCGTTCTTAATACCTGAAACCTTTGATGCCTGCCATTCATGGTTACCATTATCAACTCTAATTAAATCGAACTCGACATACTCACCTTGAACTAAGTACTTATATTGTTGATTTTCTACATCAATCGCACTATGATGAACAAAAATATCGGTTCCCGATCGAGAACCATCAGTAACAGTAACAAAACCATAACCTGCCTTATTATTAAACCACTTTACGCGTCCAAGCAAGTGTTCAGAAGAAGATGTAACAGCGTCTCTATTTGTTGACATTTTATTATACTATATAAGATAACATTATCTTTAAATCAGTTTTTAATAAATATTATTTAGTTTGAGTACCTTGAGTAATATAATAAATATGCGATATTACAAATCTTTCTAAATCTTCTTTTTTGTTTACATCAATTTCATTCATACTATTTGTATCTGAAAAATCTATCATTTCAATATTATTTACTGATATATATTCAAATAATGGTATTAAATTAATACTTTCTGTCTCTTGGATATTTTTTAAATCAATATTGTATTCTTTTGCCATATATCTAACATAATTATAAATTGTTAATCCGATAATTGAAAGTCTTTTATCCTTTTGTTGTTCTGCCTTTCTATTTACCATCTTAAATACATTAAATACTGAAGCAATGTAATCATCCATTTTATCATATCTATTTGACATTTAAATTATTATATTATTTTCTTTTTAATTATTTTTACTCATTAATTCTATTTCTCTCTTGAAATTATCTATAATCAAAGAATAATTTGGGGTTTCTTCAAAGTTCATATCTCTGATTAGTTTTAAAAAGTCTAATAATACTTTCGGATATTTTTCATCATTTAGTATTTGATTTTTTAAGTTTATTATTTTATATTCATCTGTTTCATAATTCCAAGGCAAATCTCCAGAATAAAAATATAGTAACATATATCCAATTGATTCTAAATCATCTCGTCTACTAAGTTCCATTTTGTTATGTGCCATTATACTAGCGTAATTTTTACTTCCAATTAGTCCATTAACTGATTTTAATTTAATATGCTTATTGTTTTCGTCTAAATATGATTTACAAAAACCAAAATCTATTAAATATAAATTATTGATGTCATTTATTCCACATAAAAAATTATCTGGTTTTATATCTCTATGAACTAAACCTTTGTCATGTATTGTTTTTATAATATTTATTATTTTTATAGATATCTTTAAGACTAACAGTAGAGAGAATTTACGAAATTTACCGATTAAATCTTGTAAAGAATTGCCTAGTAAATTGATTACCATATAATAATATGTATCGTCTTTTCCATACCATTTTACGTTAGGTACGCAATTACAACCAATTAAATATTGATATATTTTTGATTCATTTTTGAGTAGTTTCAAATTATCAAGTATGTGTTCTCGCTTTATAGCAACAATCTCATTTGTTCGTATATTTTTTGCCTTATATATTGAACCAAAACTTCCTTTTCCAATTTGTTCTAACAATAAATATTTATTATTTATCAATTCCATAAATAATAAATATTAGATTATATTTAAATGTAAAAAATCTATATAGTAAATATATAAAGTGTAATAACGTGCGTACATAACATTATCCATTGTTGTAATATTATCATTAATTTTCCAAACGCAGTAGATGGATATAATTGCGTTATTCCTACACCAGCTTGTATTGTTGTAGCGAATAAAATATAATCAAAGAATGTTGGTATATGTTCTGGACTAAATTCAAAATCTATTGATATTGAATAATAAATAATTGAGAATATTAAAATGTTTAAAAAATGAAAAAAAAGTGTTCTAATTACTAACTTCATAATATATTATGATAATATATTTTATAATATAATATTTTTTACACATATAATGATTGATTAGTTACTACATATTTTAATGTCATATGAGGTATCTCTTTTAATTTACTTAAAAATGCTATATTTCCACTCATCTCTGCTATTTTTTCGAATTCAGCTGAAATATTATTAATCTTAAGAAGAGCTTTTACAAATTCACCAAGAAATATTCCTTTGTTTGTTCCTAATTCTTGTAAAATGAACTTACAATCTTCAACATTTTCAGAATCACACCATTTTTCAACATAATTTAATAAATCATAATGAATTTCATAATCAAAACCTGTATTAATATTTCTCTTAATTTCTAAATTCTGGTATTTATTATACATATTTTCAACTTCTGTTACAATATCATTAATATTCATATCGTCTGATTTTGGTCTATTATCTTTTATGTCATCCGCTACACGGATATTTGTAAAACAACTAAATAACGCGACTAATTGTTTAGCTGTTAAATTTTCAAACTTTTTATTATCATATAAATTAGCAAATACTAAACAATGAATCTCTCTAATTTGTGATGCTATTTTACCGAGAATAGTTAAAGAATCATTGTTTAATAAAAAACCTTCTTCATCCAATAAACACAATACATTTTGAACGCCTGATTCAAAATAAGAATGTAATTTATCATAAGACTCTTTGAGTGAATTTAATTCTTGTTCTTTTTCGGCAACTTTTGAATAATTTTTTAAATCTTGTTCTAAAAAACGATTGTTTTCTTGAATACTTGAAATTTTTCTCTCTATTTCTTTACGTTTTTTATTAACAGATAATGGTAAATTTTTTCTTAGTTCCATAAATTCTTGAATTATTTCTATTGGTGTTCTCATCTTACCAATACAATTTTTTATATTATCTAATTCCGTCTGTAATTTAGTCATTTTAGTATATAATTCACCCATTTGTTTATCTAGGTCGCCCGTAATCATACTCTTACTAGCAAATTGAACTAAATTTTTGTCACCAATATCAAGTAAATTTAATATTAAATTATATGAAATTTTGAACTTTGATGATAGAGTTTGTGGTTTGCCATTCATCATTTGTTTATAACTAACAGAACCTACATTTCGGAACAAATTATTGAGATGAATTACATGTCCAATTTTATCTAAACCTAAACGTCCTGCTCTCCCAGCAGCCTGTGTATATTCGTGACTGTAAAGGGTTCGATTAATTTCACCGTTGAATTTATTTATATCTGTAAAAATGGTAGTCTTAACAGGTAAATTAATTCCAACACTCATGGTCTCAGTACAAAACAATATTTTTATGAAACCACGAGCAAATAACAATTCTGTCATTTCTCTCAAAATTGGCATTAAGCCTGCGTGGTGCGTGCCAACACCTTTTCTCAAAAGTTTAACTGTATTAACGTATTCTGGAAGATGTAAATATTCTTCATAATTTGGCAATTTACGAATAATCTGTTCACATTCTCTATCAATAGTATAAGGAACTTTAGAATCAAATTCAAGAAGATTTGTTGTCATTTCTTCAGCACAAATTTCAAGTTGTTTACGAGAAAATACATAACATAGTGCGGGCAACATTTCATTTTCAACTAAATATTCTGCTAGATTATTTAAGACATGTTGACGTTTAACTCTAACATCATATTTTTCAAATAATTTCAACATTCTATTCATATTTTGGTAGTTTACATCATTGAATACATTCTTTTCATCTTGAATAATAAATGGCTTATTTGTAAGACGTTTAATTTCTTCTTGAATAGACTTGTCTTTTACATGTTTATTTATAGAATTCGGAACAGTAATAAAACTGTAGTGAATAAGTGGAACTGCTCTAACCAGTTTACGTGTCAAATAAACTTCTTTTTCAATTATTTTATTAATATCACCCTTTGTTTCAAGCCAAAATGCGAATTTTTCCGGATCATCTAATGTAGCGGATAGTCCAATCATTTGAATGTGAGACGGTAATAGCATTATACTCTGTTCCCAAACATGACCTCTATTCTCGTCATTTATCATGTGAATTTCGTCGAAGACAACACAACCTAATTCGTTTTCAATATCCATATCAAAGGATACTGAAGATTTTACATCTGGATTAGAACTTTTAATTTGATACAATTTATTTAGGAGGATTTCTGTAGTCATGATAAGAACATCTGCGTCTGGGTTTGTCTTGATATCACCTGTAATTAGTCCCACACTTATATTATGATATTTGTTAGTAAATGCGTAAAATTTTTCGTTGCTGAGAGCCTTTATGGGACTAGTATAAATCACTTTCTTACCTTTTGAATGAAAATAATTTATTGCAAATTCTCCACCAAAGGTCTTTCCAGTTCCGGTTGGTGCCGTAATCAGAACATGATTACCCGTAACAACTCCTTGAACACACCATTTCTGGAAATCATGTAATTCATACGAATAATTTTCATAATACTTTTTATATTCTTCTTCATCTGATTTTGGATAATTAAATGAACAAATCTTTACCATTTAGTAGGTATATAATTTATTGTTTAATCTTTATATTATTTAGAAAAATAATATCTTGAATAAGGTATAAATGTTAAATAAGGCAAGAATATTATAAAATTTAAAATTGAAATACATTATTGATACTTTTTTATTCGCAAAAATAAAAATGTTTCATCCAGAATTTATTGTAAACAAAAAGGTGGATTGGTATTGGTTATCAAAAAATCCAAATACAATTCCTATTTTGGAAAAATATTTGGATAAAGTAGATTGGTGGTTGTTATCATCGAACCCAAATGCGATTCACCTGTTGGAACAAAATATGGATAAAGTGGATTGGAGTTATTTATCCGAAAATCCAAATGCGATTCCTATTTTGGAAAAACATGTAGATAAAGTGAATTGGAAGAAATTGTCTACAAATCCAAATGCGATTCATCTTCTAGAGAAAAATCTGGATAAAGTTAATTGGTGGTTTTTATCAAAAAATCCAAATGCAATTCATATCTTAGAAAAGAATTTGGATAAAGTGGATTGGCAAACATTATCAGGAAATCCAAATGCCATCCCTATTTTAGAGCAACATTTGGATAAAGTGAATTGGCAAACATTATCAGTAAATCCAAATGCGATTCATCTTCTAGAGCAACATTTGGATAAAGTAAGTTGGATGTGTTTATCATATAATCCAAGTGCGATTCCTATCTTAGAAAAGAATTTTGATAAAGTAAATTGGTGGTTTTTATCACAAAATACAAATGCGATTCATCTTCTAGAGCAAAATCTGGATAAAGTTAATTGGTGGTTTTTATCAAAAAATCCAAATGCAATTCATATCTTAGAAAAGAATTTGGATAAAGTGGATTGGACTTTGTTATCATATAATCCAAACGCCATTCCTTTGTTAGCGCGTTTGGATACGGAAAAGATGCGAGAAAATTGTGATACTTTTGCGGAAGAATTAGCAGCGTACGTATTTCATCCTGTCAGATTGTTATGTATTTGTGACACATATAATATAGAGTTGGAAGAGTATTTTAAAATGGTTTAATTATAAATTTTAAAATTGAAATATATTATTAATTCTTTTTTAAAGTAAAAATAAAAATGTTTCATCCAGAATATATTGTAGACGATAATAAAATGTATTGGTTTCATCTATCAAGAAATCCAAATGCGATTCCTATCTTAGAACAAAACTTGGATAAAGTATTATGGTGGAATTTATCCAGAAATCCAAATGCCATCCCTATCTTAGAACAACATTTAGATAAGGTTGATTGGGATTTCTTATCCAGAAATCCAAATGCTATTCATATCTTGGAAAAGAATATGGATAAAGTAAAATGGAACTATTTATCCGAAAATCCAAACGCGCTTCATATATTAGAAAAAAATATGCATAAAGTAGATTGGCATCATTTATCAGTAAATCCAAACGCGATTCACCTCTTAGAAAAAAATATTGATAAAATAAATTGGTGGTTGTTATCGCAAAATCCAAACGCGATTCACATCTTAGAACAACATTTAGATAAGGTAGATTGGTGGATGTTATCCGAAAACCCAAATACGGTCCCTTTGTTAGAGAGAAACTTGGATAAAGTAGAATGGTTATATTTATCAGGAAATCCAAATGCTGTTCCTATCTTAGAACAACATTTAGATAAAGTAGATTGGAGAGGATTATCACATAATCCAAATGCTGTTCCTATCTTAGAACAACATTTAGATAAAGTATGTTGGTACAATCTATCCAAAAATCCAAACGCAATTCATCTTCTAGAGCAAAATTTAGATAAAGTCTCTTCGGAAGGGTTATCACAAAATCCAAACGCCATTCATTTACTCGCACCTTTGGATACTGAGAAAATGCGAGAAAATTGTAAGAAATTTGCTGAAGAATTAGCAGCGCATGTCTTTCATCCTGCCAGATTGTTACGTATTTGCGAGACATATGGTCTAGACTTGGAAGAGTATTTTGAATTAGTTTAAAAAATTGTAAATTTTAAAAAATTGAAATACATTATTGATACTTTTTTATTTCATACTAAGTAAAAATGTTTCGTCCAGAATATATTGTAAACAAAAAGGTATGTTGGTATGGTTTATCGCAAAACCCAAATGCGATTCCTATCTTAGAAAGAAATTTAGATAAAATAAGTTGGAAGCATTTATCAAAAAATCCAAATGCGATTCACCTGTTAGAGAAAAACTTGGATAAAATATGTTGGTCAAATTTATCAGAAAATCCAAGTGCGATTCCTATCTTGGAAAAACATTTAGATAAGGTAGATTGGTGGGTATTATCAGAAAATCCAAATTTCATTCCTCTTTTAGAAAATAATATGGATAAAGTGGATTGCGTGAATTTGGCGTCAAATCCAAATGCGATTCCTATCTTAGAACAACATTTAAATAATTTAAATATGACAGATTGGACATTCTTGTCGAAAAATCCAAATGCCATTCCTATTTTGGAACAAAATTTAGATAAGGTTAATTGGGATTGGTTATCATTTAATCCCAATGCGATTCACATATTAGAAAAGAATTTGGATAAAGTAAATTGGAAAGGATTATCAAGCAATCCCAATGCGATTCACATTTTGGAACAAAATATGGATAAAGTGTGTTGGTATCAATTATCAAGAAATCCAAATGCCATTCCTCTTTTAGAGGGAAAACTATATAAAGTACATTGGTCTTGTTTATCAGCAAATCCAAACGCGGTTCATTTAGTCGCACCTTTAGATACTGAAAAGATGCGAGAAAATTGTAAGACTTTTGCCGAAGAATTGGCAGCGTATGTCTTTCATCCTGCGAGATTGTTACGTATTTGTGAGACCCATGGGCTAGACTTGGAAGAGTATTTTGAATTAGTATAAATAAATTTAAAATTGAAACATATAATTGATACTTTTTTATTTCATTAAAAATGTTTCATCCAGAATTTATTGTAAATGAAAATGTGGATTTTGAATGTTTATCCGAAAATCCAAATGCGGTTCACATCTTGGAAAAAAACTTAGATAAAGTAGATTGGTATGGGTTATCTCAAAATCCAAATGCGGTTTATATCTTAGAACAACATTTGGATAAGGTACATTGGTATGAGTTATCGCAAAATCCAAATGCGAATCATCTTTTGGAAAAAAACTTAGATAAAGTAATATGGTGGTTGTTATCGCAAAATCCAAATGCTATTTACATCTTAGAACAACATTTGGATAATGTAGATTGGTCTAATTTATCGCAAAATCCAAATGCGATTCACATCTTAGAACAACATTTGGATAAGGTAAATTGGTCTAATTTATCAAGAAATCCAAATGCGATTCAACTTCTAGAGAGAAATATTGATAAAGTGGATTGGGAAATGTTATCAAGAAATCCAAATGCAATTCATCTTCTAGAGAGAAATATTGATAAAGTGGATTTGCGTTATTTATCAAGAAATCCAAATGCGATTCATCTTCTAGAGATAAATTTAGATAAATCAAATTGGAATGAGTTATGGAAATATACAAATACTATTCACCTTTTGGAAGAAAATGTAAATAAAGTGGATTGGAAAGCACTATCATACAATACAAATGCTATTTATATCTTAGAACAACATTTGGATAAAGTTGATTGGACTAATTTATCAAGAAATCCAAATGCGATTCATCTTCTAGAAAGAAATATAGATAAAGTAGATTGGTTTTATTTATCTGAAAATCCAAATGCAATTCATATTTTAGAACAAAACTTGGATAAAGTGGATTGGGAAATGTTATCAGTTAATCCAAATGCGATTCATTTATTAGGACATCTGGATACTGAAAAAATGCGAGAAAACTGTAAAGCATTCGCGGAAGAACTGTGTAAATACGTCTTTCATCCGACGAGATTACTACGTATATGTAAAACATATGAACTAGAATTGGAAGAATATTTTGAATTAGTATAAAAAATTGAATACTTTTCGCCAAAATAAAATATAAATATTATTAAGATAAATCAATATGTCAGTTCACTGTTATAAAATGAATTCAAATAATAGTTTCTCTCAAAGATTAATAGAGAGAAGTAATTTTATTGATGTAAAATCGATGTTATTTTATATCAATATGAATAATCTTACAGAGATTATTAAAGGCATATTATCAAATTTTTGTAATGCGGATGTTATAGGGTATGATAAAAAGACGAATAAATATTGGTTTAAAACATATGATAAGAAGTTTTGTTCGCTACATATTGAGTTAGAAATAATCAACAATAAAAACGAAACCTCAACTGTAAAAATAACTCCATTAATAGGGACCGATATTTTAATAGAAAATTTTGCCTCAAATTTCCGAGAATCAATAGAACTTTATACAACTTCTTCATTTATCAGGGAATGTTTGGCAAGAAATTGATGGCTTTAAGTAGGAAAAATATATTATTTATAAAGGCCATTTAAAGACACTGGACACTACATAATGAAGGGAATTTTGATTTTTTTCTCAAAAAAGCCAGAAAAAAGTTCACTACACATGAAGAGAAAAAAAATCATTTCAAAAATTGAAAAGTATCTGAGCTTTTTAAAAATGGACAAAAAAAATGTCCAAAAATGAAAAGGCAAAAAGCTTCTTACTGACGAAAATTTTTTCTTACCATATTGAAAATTTATCGTCACAAACCAAACTTTAAATTAATAATTTGTTATTGTATTTTTTTTTACTAATTTTAATAAAAAATAAGAAAATACCCAAAAAAATTAATTTTTAAGATATTTTAAGAAAAAATATATTAAAAATTCTTATTATATAATATATAAATGCCAAAAGACAATATAGACTATTCAAATACGATAATTTACAAAATTTTTTGTAAAGACGAGACTGTAACAGATACATATATTGGTCATACAACTAATTTTCCACAAAGAAAATATCAACATAAGATATCTTGTAATAAGAAAACTGATAATAACTTTAAAATTTATAAAATTATTCAACAACATGGAGGATGGGATAATTGGGATATGGTTGAGATAGCAAAGTATAATTGCAAAGATTCGGTGGAAGCAAGAATAAAAGAACATGAGCATTATAAATTACATAACTCTACGCTTAATTCGGTCTTCGATAAATCATTGTATTATTGTAATACATGTGATAAACAATACGAACATAATAATACATTCGAAAAACATATGTTAAGCAAATCTCATATAAAAAGGGTGAATGACGTCATTCTCCCCGAAAGTGACACAAAAAACCCAAAACACAACTGCGAAAAATGTCAATTCAAAACAGATAATAAAAAAGATTTTAATAAACATTTAATGACACTGAAACATAAAAAAATGACAAAAATAATGACAAATGATGACAAAAACCCAGAAAATCCCCAATTCACATGTGAATGCGGTAAAATATATAAATATAGACAAGGATTACATCATCATAGAAGTGCTTGTAAATTTTTATTAAGTAAAATAAATGAAGAGAAACCAATGCCTACATCTGCTAGTGATAGTGAAATCAAAATCTTGACAAATTTAGTACTAGATGTTATAAAACAAAATCAAGAGTTGACGAATAAAATTGTTGACATATGTAAAACAGGTATTCAAACAAATAATATATCACACAGTAATATCAACTCAAATAACAAAACATTCAATCTTCAATTTTTCCTAAATGAAACGTGTAAAAATGCCATGAATATTTCAGACTTTATAAATTCTCTCCAATTACAGCTTTCTGATTTAGAAAATGTAGGAAAACTCGGATATGTTGATGGCATTTCTAGTATAATTGTTAAGAATTTAAACGCACTTGATGAAACCACTAGACCAATACACTGTACTGATAAAAAGAGGGAAACTTTTTACATCAAAGATGAAGATAAATGGGAAAAAGATGATGATGAAAAGAGAAAAATAAGGAAAGTTATAAGTAATGTAGCGTTTAAAAATGAAAAACTTTTAAATAAATTTAAAGAGCTACATCCTAATTGTAATTTTAGTGATTCAAAATATGCGGACCAATATAGTAAATTAGTAATTGAGGCTATGGGAGGTGCTGGAAATAATGATAAGGAAAAGGAAGAAAAAATTATAAGAAAAATAGCAAAGGAAGTGACGATTTCAAAACAAAATAGTATTGAATCGATTGATTAATTTCTTTAAGTAGTTTTAATTTATTATTTGCGGGTCTTTAAGTAGTTTTAATTTATTATTTACTTAAAAATTCTAATCCGACGGTTCCACATTTATGGTTATCTTCTCTACAATTTTTTGCTAAAATATAATCTTCATCTCCTGTAACATAGTTAGGTTTATTAAATTTTCTACATTTTCCATAATTATTATCCGGTTCAAATGAATTATTTTTTGGTGGAATAAAATTGACACAATGAATACATAATGGGTTATCTATTATTTGCTTTGTTTTATAAGAACGCTTGAAGATTAAATTAGCAAAATTTTTTAATTCCTTCATTTGTTATTTACATAAGATTTCTTTATATCATTTACAAAATATGTAGATGATATAAGTATTGAAATTAAAATAGAGAATTTTATATTATTTTTACTTTCAAAAAATGAATAAATTAAATAATTTAAATATATAACAATTATTTACATAGAGATGACGGAAAACATTAGTATAACTATTGAGGAGATTGACCAAGATTCAGAAATTGCTTTAAGCGAGATATTTGCTTTTAAAAAAAAGAAAAAGAAGGATAAAGGAAATAAACCTGTTAATAGTACTGAATTAGAATTAAATTCTAATACAATAGAAATCAAAGATACAATAGAAATCAAAGATACAATAGAAATCAAATATACAACAGAAATCAAAGATACAATAGAAATCAAAGATACAACAGAAATCAAAGAAAAAAAATCATTTATACAGGACATTTGGGACCCTCCAACATATACTTATGATTATTTATTAAATAAACTTTATGAGAATTTGGAGCGGTCAGATACAAAAATCAATCAAAAATTCACAGTTAAAATGCCAATAGTACAGCGTTTAGGCGCTAAAAAAACCGCATGGATAAATTTTATTGATTGTGCTAAAAATATTAATAGAGAGAAAACTCATTTACAAACTTTTATAAACAGTGAATTATCAACAGAAGGAAATATTGATGGCAACGGATATTTACTAATAAAAGGTATATATAATCAGAAAAATATTGAATCAATTTTGAGAAAATATGTATCAAGTTACGTACAGTGTCCTTTATGTAAAAGCTTGGATACAACTATAGAAAAAAATAATGTAACTAGATTAAGTTTGTTAGTTTGTTCTAATTGTAAAAGCAGTCGCACTTTACAACAAACAAATACAGAATATAAAAGCAGTGTAAAAACTAAAAAATAAAAATTTATAATAAATGTAATCTAATTTTGCGTTTAAATTTCTCTTCGTCGTTAAATATAAAAAGTTTGAATTTTTTATTGATAAAATTTTCAAAATCATCCCTCAAAGTTATTCTAGAAGATAATTTTAATTCTGGCAAAAATACTACATATTGATATAATCCATCATTTCTACATATTTTATCAAATAAATACCCGTCATATTCTTTTTCTAATACTAAGGGATTGTTATGACATAAATCAAGTAGAGAACTGTCACACTGAACTTTTCTGATTGACCTCATAGTAGTATTTATGTAGTCAATTTCATTTAACCATTTATCGTAAAAAATCATGGCATTATTAGATAATTTATCAACTGGTATTATCGTCTGAAATTTAATAATATTCAATAAATCAACTAGACGACGAATAGGGCTTGTTATATGAATATAAGCATCTACATCTAGTAATTCGTGTCTTGTGTCAACGATTTCAGAACCATCTATGTATTGACCTGCCGCACTATTCCAAATTTTAATAAATTTGCCTACATCTTCGGGTAGTGTATCTGGAACACTAAATTCCCTCTTGATAATTGTAGACCGGAAAATACCAGTTTTATGTTGAATAAGTTGGCTAGCGCAATGGTAGTTCATTAATATCATAAGATAACATACTAATTCATGGCTATTTCTAACATTATTGATATATTTATATTTTTTTGATAATTCCTTAGAAATGTCCAAAATATCATGATATTTTTTATCACTTAACAATTTAGATTCCTCATACACATAATTATTAGATACTTTTATTATAGCATTACAAAATTTAATATCTAAAATTGTATTATCTTCTATAATAACATCCATAACAAAAGCAACACGTCTTACATTTTGCTGTAAACTACATAAGCAATCAGATAAAATAGTAGGTAACATAGGTCTCTTCTTATCTGGTAAATAAATCGTTGAAATTCTTCTTGAAAAAGAGTCCCATAAATTTAATACATCCATCCAAATAGTAACATTTGAAATATAAACACTTAGCTGTTTTTTATTGTCATCTAGGTCTATAATGCTAAACCCGTCGTCATAATCCGCACTATTTAAGGGATCGATTGTAATAATATGCCAAAACGATTGATCAGTTCTATCTTCTAGATTAGGAAACTTTGATTTAATGATATCAATAATTCCTTCATGACTTCTATTATCTATAGATTTGTTAGTATCTTTTTGAAATTTTTGAATAGACGCATTTAAACTTTTACAATATAGTTGATATTCATAAAAATTATCTAAAATGTCAACTGGACCAATAACATTATCAAGTTTCGCTCTTGGATGTTTATCATTCCATTCATCAAAATTAATTGTAACATACATATTTTTAAATACCTTTGAGAATCCTATGTTTTTAATTTCATAAGGAACTAAAAACGCTGGTAATCGTTTATCATCTGGTATACATTTATACAAAAGTTTTCCACCTGTCATTTCAGCTCGTCTACGAGTATAAGTTTGTCCAGCTTCTAATCTATATTGTCTTCCATAAGTTTTATTTCCATCAAGAATTAAAACCCCAGGAATAGAAGGAGTTGATCTAATAGATGAATGTAATATATCAATCTTATTTTTACTATCAATTGTAAAAACATCATTTGTAAATAACTTACTTTCAATAGGATCAATATTTATATCGATTTTATTAAAATTGTTTGAATCTAATATTTCCCATGAACTATAATTCCGGTCATTTATGTGAATTTTTAGGGTTTTAGAAACCATTTCTTACTATAATATGTATTTATATCTTTAAATGGTATTAAAAATATAACTTCGTAAAAGTTGTAAAATTAATGTAAAATATATAAAATATGAATAAAGATTTAGTTGTCATCATTATGGCTGGAGGTTTGGGAACAAGAATGGAATCGAATATTCCAAAAGTAATTCATAAATTAGGAGGAATACCAATGATAAATCATATATTAATCAATCTTAAACATTTAGAAAAGAAAATTAACTTGAAACAAGTATTGATAGTTGTTGGTAAATATAGGAATGAAATACAAAAAGCAATTGAAGAATACACAGAATTATCAAATATAACATATGTAGACCAACCAGAAGCATTAGGAACAGGTCATGCGATTCAATGTTGTATAAGTGAATTAAACAAATATCCAAATTCAAATACTTTAATTCTTTCTGGAGATGTTCCAATGTTTTCGTCTGATTCGATGTTTAACTTAATTGATAATTTAGATAAGGCTAGAATTATTATAACAACAAATAATAATCCCACAGGATATGGAAGAATAATTACTACAAATGGTAAATTTGAGAGAATTGTAGAACATAATGATTGTACTCCAGAACAATTAAGTATTTTAAAGGTAAATTGTGGAATATACGCTTTCAATACTGATATATTATGTAAATGGTTACCATTTATTAAGAATAACAATAAAAAACATGAATACTATTTAACTGATATTGTAGAAATTATCAAGAATGGAGAAAATACGGAAATAGAACTTTATGATTTACCTAGCGAAAAAATGATAGAAGTAATTGGTGTAAACACTATATCTCAATTATATGAATTAAGTAAATTGATAAAAAAATAAAAAATTGAATAAAAAAATTATACAATAAATAATAAGTATTCAAAATAACTGATAAAAATGAGTCTCGAAGTAAATAGAAATAATGTTGTGAGATGTTGTTCTTTCTGTAGGACCCCTGGACATAATATTACAAGGTGTAATAATCCTATTCTTACAGTATTTGAAGAGGTGTCTACGTATTTTATAAGAATGAATTTATTACAACGTAATAATAATATAGAGGAAAAATTTAGAGAGTTTTTATTAAATAGAACGCTTTATACAAGTGAAACAGTAAGAGCATTTGCTATTAGAAAATGCGGTTCGACAATACGAAGTACTATAGATAATTGTATAGAAAAAATTATTGAGTATCATAGACCCCTTATGCAACAAAATATTCTTGAATTAGAACAAGAAACTCAGTCACAATTAGAATCGAATTTAGAAATTTATTCTAGTAATACAATAGAACATTATATTAGAAGATTCGGTGACAGTACACATGAATCTGTTCTTGGAGTAATATTATTGATGAACTTACTTATTACAGAGTTTCCTGAAAACGAATCCAGCGATAAATTTAATATTAAACTAATAGTTTCAGAAGATTCGGAATCATTGAATACAAAATGTGATTGTAATATTTGTTACGAAGAATATTCAAACGCACAATTTATTAAATTAGATTGCGGACATAAATTCTGTAAGGATTGCTTTAAACAATCATTACAGAATGAAAGAAAAAGAACATATTGTTGCGCTTTTTGTAGAAATAAAACTAAAAGCGCTGAACTATATAATGAAACTACAAAAGAAGAATTTAACGATTTAATTTTATAAAAATTTTCATATATCAAATAATTATTTTAAATAGTAAAATAAAAATTGTCATCCTAGAAAAAATAAAATTTTTTTATATATTATTTGATGTAGTCATATTAGAACCTCATCCTCCTTTCATAACAGAAGATGACATATCAGGTATTCCTCAGCCACCGCGCATAGAGCCACCGCGCATAGAGCCACCGCGCATAGAGCCACCGCGCATGGAACGCCGTCTTGTACGACGTGTTTTTTTCTTAATTTGGCGTGTTCTTCTTCGTCTTCGAGTATTCGAAAAAAGATTTAAAGATGAAAAAAACTTAGTTAATCTCATTATATTATAATAAAATATTATTATTTTATATGGAGGAAAATAAAATAATAACAATTACTACAACAATTCCCATAAAAGATTTAATAAATAAAGTTATAAATAATAATCCTCAAACTGAATGTGAATTTAATAATTCATTAATTTATAATTTTACAGACGAATTATTAGAAAAACTTAGGTCCCAATTAGACCATCAAAGTGGAGGAAAAAAGAAAAAGCGTAAAACAAGAAAATCCAAGAAAAAAAATAAGAGAACAAAAAAACTACGAAGCCAAAAAGGGGGTTTAGACCCAAGACTAATTGTTTTTTTTATGTCAATGTTTTTAGTCTTTGTTAAAGGAATTAAAAATGTCACAGATAACGATATAATTAGAAGAGTAATACAAGTTAAAGAATTATCTAACTTATTTAGAAATCATTACGGAACATGCGCATTAAATACCATGTTATTTTTAAAGACAATAGACTTGCCTACATTCGAAGACTTAACTGTAAATATGCTGTCAAGTGACCAACGAGGTCTAAGTCGTGAACAAATAGGTTCTTATATGAATAAAGAATTAAATATACATTCAAAATGGATTAGTTTACCAGGTATAGAAGGTGAATTAGATGAAGTAGTAGATAGAGTTATTGAGAGAATAATTAATACATTAAAAAAAATAAGAAGCGATTATGGATTTGATTCGACACAATCAATTATAACAGCAATGAGTTATGTAAAAAAAGGAATAAACGCTAGACATTCAGTAGTGGTTTGGTTGACAGGTAATAATGAATTAATTGTAATTGAACCTCAAAAAATAGAAAGATTTGGTTTAGAATTATATACAAGTGAATCCAGTTTCGAACAATATATGTTTAACGATAAAACTATAAAGAGAAGATTATTAAAAAAATACATAAAAGATAATATAGATGTACAAAATGAATTTAATGATATAAATATATTCGCATCTATGCACATAGAACTAGATGATACTCCTGGGTTAGATACTTTAACGCAAAATAAAAGGTTGGGTGATACAATAAAAAGAATAAGAGAGGCGGAAGAAAATATGGTAGATAAAAAACGAATTGAATTTTAAATATATTACAATTCAGTACCTATATTATTATCATGTGAGATTGGTTGTGGTAAATCATCAATATTAGTGGTCTGTATATTATCTTGATGAATATTATGTTCATTTTCTAAATCCTGTTTATCAACAGGCACAACAATTTCACTTTTATTTAATTCATCAATACTAACCTTTTTAACAACATTTCTTTTAACATTTTGAATCTGTAACGCATGTAAACAAATATATGGTAAAATAGCTAAGTTATTCATATAAGTTCTGTAACTAAAACATGAAATACTGGTTTTATCGTTAAATTTAATACTATACCACCAATAAGAAGGTATATATAGAGTTTTACCGGGCAATAAAGTAAATTCAAGACATTTAATCTTATCAAAATCAGCACTATATTTAGGTTGAGGATTCCAAGGGTTAACAGGAGACCTAAATTCAAAATTTTCATAATCGTAAATAGGATATAAATATTTATTACTATGTGGTGGTGCGAGTTTAATTTGTGCGCTGCCTTGTGTTAATAAGAAATAATTTCTGTAATTAATTTCATATCTAAATGGTGTAAAAGTATGCGTGCTACCCATTAATATGTCATAGTTACAATTTGACACCATATATGGTCGCAAGAATTCGTCGTTATATCGCATATTTTTCATAACGCCAGTTTCATCTAAAAATTCGCGATTATTTTCTGAAAAATAAGACGATGTTTTGTCTTCGTCAAAGAGTTTGATGGTAGAATGTATGGGCAGAGGCACATAGAGCTCAGCATTATTATCATTATCGTTGACATTTCTAATTTTAACTTCAAATGCGTGATAATTATTAACTATATAATTACGATTAGACGTGTCAATTATTTTTTCACATTCAAAGTCAAATAAGACAGGTTGCCTTAAGTCGCAAATTTCTTCGAATTTTTCTTTAGATGGCTGGTCTACTTCATACATTTCTAAATCTTCGCCAGTTTTTAAATGAAATTGAATATGTAGATATAAAAATAAAACTAAACAAAATATACATAATCCTATTATTATTTTCATCTTAATAAAAAATGATAATAATATTTGCCAATCAGAACGAAGAAACAAAAATTTCATTTCTAAAAACTGCTATTAATCAGCTAATTTAGGCGCAATATAGAAAATTAATGAACTATCATTTCCTAAATCATAATTTATTTTCATAGGACATTCATTACCTAGACAAAATTCGATATCACTTGATAATTTGTTAGTTATACACATTTTACTGATATATATTAAACTATAATTTAGATTTATTTCTTCGTTTTCTACTATAGCGTAACTCGTCATATCATCAACAGGAATATTAACGCGCATTTCTACAGAATTGCCTGAAGTCTTAAAATCAACATAATCTGAGGAACATAAAATATTTAAATCATCGCCAAAATTATGTAGCTGCGATAACATATCTGTTACTTTTTTTGCTGAAAGTGAAAATTCCGCATCATAATCAGTATTTGGTACATTCACTTCTTCATATTCATAATCAACTAATGGTAATTTGAAAAATTTATTAAAATCAGATTTTTTAGATTTTTCATTATTCTTAAATTCAATTGATAATGTTTCAGAATATTCGTCTTCTAAAATAAATACTATTGCTTGTTCTTCATTTTTAATATTTATCATTGAATAAAAAATATTAGAGTCAAAACATAACTCATATTTCTTATTAACTTCATAATAATCAAACCATTCATAATATAATTTTAAATCAAACAAACATACATGAGATTTATCCATACCTTGAATATGAAAAGTCTGTTTATTAATAGTTAAGTTTATTAGAGATGAAGCAGATTTAAGTAAATTAAAAATAGAAATAAACGCATCTTTCTTCTTTTTATCACTTATTACAAAACAAACTTTCTTAGTGTGATCGGCAAATTCCATATTAATTATGATTATTAAATTATATTTAATATGTTTTTTTAAATATTACCAAATTCTTGTTTAATCATATTTTTTAAATCAACTGTCATTACAACATTCTCGTCATCAATATCACCGATACTAGTTCCAACTGGTTCAGTATTATCCTCTTGTTCAAGAGGTTCTTCAGGAATAGTGGGTAAACGTTTTTCTAAATCCTCTAATGCCAATTCATAATCAGCAAAATTTTGAGTAGTTTCTTGTGTAAACATGTCATACTTAAGCATAAATGATTTAAGAAGATCCTTAGTTTCTGTTAATTCTCTATTAAATCTAAAAACTTGTTCCGTATTCTTGGCAAGTTCAATAGTATGCTTAGATACATCTTCACCCATCCTCTTAAATTGGTCGCTTAATGTTTTGACTTCTGCGCTTAAATTATTAAATTCTTCAGAAGACACTGAAGAAGACATATTATTCTTTTCAAGTGAATCAAGACGATTAATAATTGATGTAAGAACAGAATTATCGATTACCTTATGATTATCAGGAATCGCGGTAGAATTTCCAGAAGTATGTTGCTTAGATTGGTCTTCCTCGTCTGTGTCTATAATCCATTGTTCTACTCTTCCAAGTCTTAATGTAATTAGTCCAATAGCGTCTGAAACACTAAGCTTCTGAAAAGGAAGTCCATTTTGGGGTTGTTGTTGTTGATCGTAAAATTGTTGATATTGTGGTGGTGTGGGTCTAGGAGCTTGTTGGGGTTGCATAGCTCTTGCGGTTCTTACGTTGTTTGGAGGTGGTGGTGTATTATAACCCATATGAGGAGGCATTTGTTGAGCGAATGCGGCTTGTGAACCGATAGATGTAATAGGTCTATTTCCACTGACAGGTGGAGCATTTTCTCCGGCTCTTTTAGCTCTAGCGGCAGCAAGTGATCGTGAACTCATAATATAATTATTATTACAATTTGTTTCTAAATAACTTACGCAATAAAAAATTAAAATTAATTATAAATTTAATAATTGAAAATTGAATAATTAAATAATTTTACAATATTTCTGATATAAAAGTTCAATTCGTTTATTAATTTCTTCAATACAAGATGTCTCTGATAAATTGTTTTCTTCCAATAATTTTTTAAATACTTTTTCTAATTTCATACGTTGTATATAAATCTTGTATATATTTTCAATTACATTTTCTGGATTAAAATTATTACTATTACTTCGCAATATTTGTAAAATTTGTTCATATATTCTCACTTGTTCTGTACCATTGAATGCTTGTACATATGGTTTATATGTATAATTTCTAAATCCTAATTCATCAATCATTTTTGGTTCAATAATTTGTTCTGCAGAAATATTTTTACGTTTACCGTCAACTTTATCATACATTACACATTTTAGTTGATCAATGTTGTTTTTTTTAATTTGTAAATCTTCTCTAAGCTGAGTCATGTGTAAAATTTCTGCGTCAAATTCATCTTCAGTGTTAAAGTTAGATAAATATAAATTCATATTATATTGGTGACATTCACTTGCAAAATGTCCCTCCTTTCCACATTTGTAACAGGCATCATTAACACTCTTAAATTCATGTTCTAATGATTTTACTTGCCATTCATCTAAGATAATTTTTGTATATGAACCACCACGAACATTTTCGATGCCGTATTTTATCATATATTTTTTAGTTAATACATCTTCTTCAAATGTGCTATCATGTTCGTATGATTCCAAAATAGAAATCGGCTCATATAATTTGGTCCATTCAGAACCATGGCCTGATTTATGTTCTTGAAATCTAATATCAGCACCAATACCTCTATGGGTCTTACCGATATAATATTTCTCATTTTGTAATTGTAAGGCATAAATTGTCAACATTATAAATATTTTACTTTATTTACTATAATATATTTATATTTCAATTTTTTTAAATTTATATTTCAATTTTTAAGCAATCATCGCAACCTTAATAGCGTCATGACTCTTATAGTTATGAATCTTAAAATCTTCTACTTGATAATCATTAATATTCTCTCTAACCTGTTCAATTGAAACAGTTGGAAATTCAAAAGGTTCTCTAGTAATCTGTAATTTAGCAGCCTCAATAGCATTCTCATATAGATGACAATTTCCCATAAAATAAACAAATTCATGAGCTTCTAATCCACAATGTTTTGCTAGTAAATGCGTAAGAAAACTATATGATGCTATATTAAACGGTGAACCCAAAACGCAATCTACACTGCGTTGATACATAGAACAACTTAATTTATTACCATCGTGCACATTAAATTGACAAAAAATATGACAAGGTGGTAACGCCATTTGGTCTAACTGACAAGGATTCCACGCTGTCATTACTAAGCGCCGACTTGTTCGCTGTTTTGGATCCTTAAGAGCATCAATAATTTGCTGTAACTGATCGACACCTTTAAAAGCTTTAGTATCTTTATGCACATCATTAGGGTCATTATCTAGTAATCGTTTACCAGTGAAGCAGTTATAATTCGCATTAAAGAATCTCCATTGTGCGCCGTAAATAGGTCCCAAAATATCAACAGGATATAAGGTAAGACCTCTTGAATCCAAAAATTCACGAGACCCATTGGCGTCCCAAATATGAACGCCTTGTTCTTTCAACAAACGATTATCAGTCTCGCCACGAATAAACCATAATAATTCCTTTAAACAAGTCTTCCAAGCAGTTTTCTTTGTCGTTAAAATAGGAATTTTGCCATCCTTTAGAGAGAACCGCATAGAAGCACCAAAAACACTCTTTGTTCTACCATTTCTACCTTCTTCCCAAGTGCCATTTTCCAAAATATTTTCTAACAAATTAAGATATTGGTATTCTTCGTGTTGATATTTTTTAATATTATTAAAAATATTGTCAGAAACTTTAGTTTGTTCTTGTTTATCGGATTTCTTTTTTAAAGAATTTAAATTTTCCTGAATAGACGCATATTCTTCAGCTAAATGTTCCATAATATATTTAGAGTGTAGTATTTAAATTATTTACTTTAAAAAGACATTTTAAATTTTTAATTTCTAATTATAAATCATATGGATAGTTCAGATGAATCACCTAGTTTCTTTAAGCATGTTTTTAATTTTGACGATGATTCGAAGTCAACAATTTTAAATTTACTCCAATACTCTTTAATAGCTATAATTCCTGTAGTAATATTGAATAAAACTATGCAACAATACATTCCTGAGGCCGATGACAAAAAAAGTAGTTTAGAAATATCGGCAGAAGTTCTAATTCAAATTATTGTTATGTTTATAGGTTTATTTTTAATTAATAGAATTATTACTTATGTGCCAACTTATAGCGGAGCAAAGTATCCAGATATTCATATAATTTATATAGTTTTAGCAGTTTTAATGATTACATTAAGTTTACAAACGAAACTTGGAGAGAAAGTATCAATTCTTGTTGATCGTGTTTTAGAATTATGGAACGGTAAAACTGATACAAAGAAGAAAAATGGCAAAAACGGAGCAGTTAAAGTGTCACAACCAATTTCAGGACAGCAGCCGATGGGTGGTTATACAGATGGAACCGCTATAAGTTCGCTGCCTACTATGGAATCAGCCGCTCCTACACAACAATTACCAAATTATGATGCGATGTATAGACAAGATACAACTCCGTTAGTTGGTGCTGCTTCTCCGACAATGGAAGGTATGATGCCATTTGAACCAGCTGCGGCTAATTCAGTTTTGGGTGGTGGTGGATTCGGAAATTGGTAAATATTAGTAACTTGTAAAATTTTATAACTTGTTAAATAAATAATATAAAATTTTATTTATTTAAATAAATAATGGACGTCAATAAATTACTAAAAGCATTAGAAGACGAATCAAATGAAACATTAATGAATTTTACCACAAAAACAATTCGCGAAATGACACTTAAAATATTAAAAGAATTACATTTAACAAAACAAGAAACTATTAATATATATAATAAACTAAAAGACTATAAATATGTTGATGAAATGAATGATTTAAAATATGGTACATTTATTAGATGGATTCCAATTGAAGATCCAACTAATATATATTTGACGAAAGGTGCTTTATTTTGCGAAATGAAAATAATGGATGATGGTGTGTTTTGTGTGTGTAAAAATTTTGGTTTTCCTCCTCGTCATTTTCAAATATCAATGGATAAAAATCTAATATTTCAAAAGCTAACCGATCAAGAATTGGTATTATTATCTGCTTTAGATCATATATCAAAATAGTTTATATTCCTTTGATAATTATATCTTCTTTTTGATAAATTTGCTCATCAATTAAAAATTTAAATATATGTTCTTTTTGGTCACCAGTAAAACTCATTATTTCGCCATGAATATCATCTTTAATAATTGAACCATTACAATTTAGTTTCTTCTTTAAATAAGATAAAATCTTATGTAAATCTAAATCGTCAGCCATTCCAATAACATTCGTTTTACATTTTTTTCCGTTTCTTCTGTCGACTGAAATAGTAACTTTTGAAGCAAATAATTCTGTTGGAGAATCATCAAAATTCATTGTAATGTTTGAATTCATAATATAAATATTATTGATTTTTGTTTATATTATTTTAATATCTTCTTTTTTTAGTTTTAGATTTACCGCCTTTTGGAAAAATTTGTAAATCTCCCCATTGATCTTTGTATAAAGGGTCTTCATCTGCCATTTTCATCCCTTCCATACGTTGTTTTTCTTCAGGAGTTGGTCCTGCGAAAATTTTTTCAGCTTCATCACGACTAATGGGTGAAGTTCTCATTTTTTCTTCATAGCGTTTGAATCTTAGTGGATCAGGTGGAACTGGATAAGATGGTGTATCTTTTATTTCAGGTCCTTCCTCTATATCAGCGCCACCTTTTCTTTTTTTTGTGTTACAACCTTTACCTTTACAATCTTGAAACAACCCAGGGATAAATATTCCAGACAAAATTGAACTTATATGAGATTTATGAATTGGTTTTTTAGCGGTATAAACCTTTTTGCCTCTATGATATTTTGTAATACTTTTATATCCTCTACCATTCTTAATACTAACTTTACGCACAACTTTTCCACCTTTTTGGAATTTAGTTTCTGTATTTTCATAACTATCCATATAAATTAAATATAGAAAATAATATTTTTAATTTATATATGGATTCACGCACATTGATTCGTTTGTTTCATATTTTGATCGTTGGAGATTTATTTCTTTATGTTGGTATGAATAGAGAGAAAATATATAAACCATTATTTACAGTATTGTTATTTTTAGGATTTATTATTATTTTTTATCATTTATACAAAATGTTAAATACTGGTAAAGGTATCTGGGTTAATCTACTACACATATTTATTATTGGTCCTTTATTAGTTTATATAGGATATAATGGAGAGAAGACGGCTAGAAAATTCTTCGAAATACTCTTAATGTTAGGTTTCGCGAGCATAGGTTACCATTCATATTACTTATTAGCATAAATGGTTTATAAAAACTATTTAAATATATAGATATATAGATATATATTTATAATGTCATTCACTCTCAACTCAATATTTTATATAGGATTTCCTTATCTGTCATCGTGTGTTCTTGGTGTGTTTGTGTTGGCTAGTTTTGATCGCTTTCAAAGAAAAGGTGGTGAAGTCGGATTTGTCACTGAATATAAGCAAAAATTATTATCTATGGTAAATGGTAACAATACCTGTTTTATAATTTCTATGACTTTAATATCATTATTTTGTTTATTTTTTGTGGCACCTATAGTTACTGTATGCTCTTTAATTTGTAATTTATATGTTGTTATATATTCGTCAGGCAATGAAATGTATAATTTTTTAATGCCACCAGAATCAATTGAACCAGAACCAAGAATCCAAGAAGAATTAATTGAACCAGAACAAAAAATAAATAATGTTTAATAGTTATTTAATGATATATTATTTTTATTTTTCAAGTCGTGATGATGCTTTATATTGATTAACTATCTGTTGTCGTTCATTTTCCTCTTTTACTCTTTTTTCAGTAATTTATTGGATTCTTATTTTGTCATCCTCTCTTTCTTTAATTTCCTCTGGGGTAGGAAAATCTCGTTGTCTTACAAATTCAGCATATTTATCTATATGTTTATCATATAAACCTTCAGACTTAAATAGACGATAAATTTCATCACCAGACAATAATTTTGTCTCTCCATTTTCAAATGTAACTGAGTGTATACAAAGGATAAGTTTCTAAACAAATATTAGATATTTTATATTTACCAACTGTTCTAAAACTATTGAATCCATCCATTATTTGTAATTCGATAATATCTTTATATTACTTATTTAGAAGATATTATAATACTTAACATTCTTTTTTAACCCAATCTTTTGTTACAACAGCTTCTACGCTCTCCAATGCTCCGATGCTCCAACCTTGATTTCTTGATACACACTCTCCAACAACTAATATACCTTTTTCTGGATGCTGTGCTTTGTCAATAAATTCTTCACGATTTTTGTATAACTGCTTATTTAATGGTTTATAATAATGAGTTCCTATAGGCCAATAATAATCCTTAATAGCGATAATATGTAAGGACCCATCTGGTATGCCTAATGATTTTTCTAAAAGTATTTCATATAATTCACGATTATCGGCTGTATTTTTTAAATGTTCCTTAAGCGCAATTGTATTATTATTATCATTATACGCGATCATGTAAACACCGTTATCAGGGTCCATAGGAATGATTCTTTGTAAAGGTCCAGGAACAAAAGTAAAACCTTTGATATATTTTTTTAAAATAGGAATGGAATTTTTTGTAAATTTAGCGTATAAACGCAAAAAAGGTTGCCCTTCAATATCATTATAAATAGAATACGTAGGTAATAATTTTCTAATAGTATCAATTGTTGTCCCAATAATAACTTTATTACACAAATACTGTACACCACCTTCAATATTAATTACAAATTTACAGGGATTTTCTTGAATTTTAGAAATACCGATTACTTTACTAGAAAATTTAAAATGTTTCTCTCCAATATAATGATAAAGACTTAAAACAAGTTTTTTCCAAGGAACATGAAAAGCTTTCCAACAGCAAGCATTATCTTCCATTCCATAATGATAAAGAGTTTCAAAAACATCTTCATTTTCGTAATCAGTATATCCTGCATTTTGAATAAAAATATTATAGTCTTTCTCTCCAAGAATCTTTGTAGCAAACTGTTTGAATGTAGAATTTTGATTTTTATATTCTCTTTTAAGATGATTTAAAACGGTTTTAATATCAATATCAGTCATAAGTTTTGATTTATGCGGTTTGATAGTAAATTCATCTTTATTTAAATCAAACTGAGAGAGTAATTTATGAAGTAATTTATCTTTATTTTTCCTGCCAATACCAGCACCAGTAACAATTTCAGTGCCATAAAAAGTTTCATTACTTGTTCTGCCTCCAATCCAATGTTTTTTATATTTCTCTAAAATGAGAAAAGAAGTATTTGGAGAAAAATCCTTGATTTTATATGCACTATATAACCCAGACATCCCACTACCAATTATAATTATATCAACATATTTCATCTTATTATAGTTTGATATAATTATTTTCTATTTCTTTTTTGTTGTTCTATTCTTTTTTTTTAGACTGATTGTTTGTTTTTTTTTACAAGTAAATTTTCCACGTTTAATCCCCTTATTATTAATGATTGTTTTAGTACATATACCAATTGCGCGAGCTTCATTTACTTTATCAACCTTTTTGATACATCTGCACAATTTACTAGCAAGTAAATTTTCTGCCTGCTTTTTGAGTAACCTTTTTGATGTAGGTATAGATTTATTATAAAACTCTAAAATCCTTTTATAATCATTATTAGTAAGTTCAGTCATTAGTTTATATATATATTTACAAATAAAATAATTATTTATTATTTTTATATAGTGACAATAAATCTTCTTTTTTAATGTGTGGTTGTTTATTTAATATGTGTGGTATGTCAAATAAATATGAATCTTCGTCACCGTCATCAATATTTTCCATACATAAAATATGGTCAACGCAGAATTTAGCACTTAAAATTTGTGTATTGAGAATTGTTTTCGTATTTAAATGATCTAAATTTGCCAAAAGAATGTCCTCTGTAAATTTTTGTTTATGTAAATCACTATTAGAAATTTTCATTTTTATATAAATAATATATTTATCTTTATTATAAAATTTATACTTATTTAATTATATGATTTATTTTTGAAATACATATTTCTCAATATATAATAACAATGAAAATTGTAGTATTTGATTTAGATGAAACGCTTGGTTATTTTACTCAATATGGTATTTTTTGGGATAGTTTAGCACATTACTCAAAAATAAAAAATAAACCAGCGTTATCTCAGTCAGATTTTAACGAAATTTTAGACTTATATCCTGAATATTTAAGGCCAAATATAATAAATATTCTAAAATACTTAAAGACGAAAAAGAAAACAAATTGTTGTAATAAAATGATGATTTATACAAACAATACAGGACCGCTTGAATGGGCACGACATATAATAAGATATTTTGAAGAAAAAATTAATTATACATTAATAGATCAAATAATAGCGGCTTTTAAAATAAATGGTAAGCGTGTAGAAATATGTAGAACAACACATAATAAGACTCGTAATGATTTAATAAAATGCACAAAAATTCCGGCTGAAGCTGAAATATGTTTTATAGATGATTATTTGTATCCTGGAATGGCACATGATAACATTTATTATATAAATGTAAAGCCTTATTATCATAGCTTAAAATTTGACGAAATATTAGCGAGATTTACAGAATCGAAGATTGGTAAGAAAATAATAAATAATGATACGGATTTTAATAATATAATGATGGAACATATAAATTTATTTAAATACTTAGTTGTTGAAAAGGATGAAAAAGAATATGAAGTAGATAAGGTTTTAGGTAAGCATATTATAAATCATTTACATGTGTTTTTCAATCGTTCAATCAAAAATAGAACTATTAAAAATAGAATAAATAATAGAAATAGAACATTTAAAAATAAATAAAGAAATTTCACACATTTTCTTTATCGTCTTTTTTTTCTTTATCGTCTTTTAATAATGTTTTAGGTATTTGCTTTATATCATCAAGATACTTATTTAATGCTGTGGTTGTTAAAATAAATAATCCAGCACTAAATGCTATTTTACGATCGAGATTAGTGAATTCATAATATCTTCTAAATGGGTTAAATCGCCATATTAAAAATAAACAAATATAAATTCTAACGTAATAATCTAGGTATTGTAAATATTTAGGTGCGTTCTGTGATAATCCGAGTGAAGAAATAATGATTAGAATGTATGAAGAATAAATAAATAAATCAAATAATCTTTCCTGCCATTTATGTAATGTTTTAATCATACTATATTAAGATATTAAATTTTAACTTTACAATGTTTTTTTATAAACATCTAATGTTCTAGCGCTAGGATCATTTGCTTTTGTATATTTTGGCATCCAGAAATAAGGTAAAATGTGACTACAATTGGGGTATTCATTATCAAAAATTTCTTTATAATATCTTTTTTCTAGTTCAATACATGGTTTTAATTCAATACATTGTGTAAATGAATCTATTCTTGTATTTTTGTTATCATATTCTAAAGCAATAAATTCTTGTAAAATGGTAAATAATGACCTGCCTTGAGAACTAACTCCATCACTAAATGCTTCTTTCTTTCTGAAAAGAATTTCATCAGGTAAAATTTGTCTAGAATCAGAGTCATGAAAATAATTTTTACTAAAACTTTTTCTTAATAAATATTTTTCGGATTCATAAAAATTATTATGATTCCTAAAAAATGGAGGTATAGATAAAACATAATTTACAAAACTTCTGTCTAAAAAGGGTGTTCGTGGTTCTAAACCATTTGATGAAATTGATTTATCAGAACGTAAAACATCAAATAAATATATATCTTTTAATAATCGTCTAGTTTCCTTATCAAATTCAATATCATCTGGACATTTATTCATATACAAATAACCGCCAAATAATTCATCAGACCCATCACCATTAAAAATTACCTTTGCTTCGGAATTAGCCGCAATATATTTGCCGATTAAATAATTTCCAATGCTTGCTCTAACTGTTGTAGTATCATAACTCTCAATAGCTTTTATAACTTCAGGTATAGCATCAAACATTTCTTTTTCTGTTACGATAATTTCAGTATGATTTGAACCAATATAATCAGCAACAATTTTTGCGTATCTAATATCTTCAGAGTTTTCAAGACCGATACTAAATGTTTCAATTTGTTTATCTTTTCGTTTAAAATAATTGCTAACTAATGCGGCTATCAAACTGCTATCAAGACCTCCACTTAATAAACACGCTACTGGTCTCTCTGTAGTATTACATCTTTTTATAACCGCAGCATTTAAATATTGAGATGTATTAATAAAAAATTCATCTTTAATATCAGATATGTTATATGTTAATCTAGTATGAGAAAATGAAGGTATAAAATATTTTTTATTTTCAAATTTAGGATGCCAGTTATTTTCATATTCAAAAACAGAATATGTTCCTGGTTCAAATTGTTCTAAACGATAATTGCTAGTATTACTATTATAAAAATAGTTCAAACATTTAAGTTCAGACGAAAATCCATATAAATTATTAGAAGTTAATCCACATACATTGGAAGGTTCCAAATTATTTGTATTAATTAATTTATATAAGGGTCTTACACCATATGGGTCACGAGCTACAAAAATATTATTACATGAATCATCGTTAATAATTCTGGCATCAAATAATATGAAGGAATAGACACCATCAAGCATATTTAATGTTTGTTCAATCCCATATTTAATGTATAAATGAATAATAACCTCACAGTCAGATTTTGTTAATGGGCTAATTTTCATGTAATTATAGAGCTGTCTATAATTGTATATCTCTCCATTACACATTAAAATAACATTATTATAAATAATTGGTTGATTAGATAAAGGTTGTAATCCATTAATAGCTAATCTATGAAACCCAAATGTTATTTTTGGGTGTATTATTCTGAATTGAGAATCTTCAGGGCCTCTTTTTTCACCTTTTTTAAATTGTTCTTTAATGATGATTTCTTCATTGTCATCATTCTTATTAGTATTTAGGAGAGCAAAAATTCCACACATAATATATATTAAAATAAAGCTTTAAATTTATTCTAGAAAATAATAATATATAAATATATCAAATGGCTCAAGAATGTGTTTCTGATATTCATAAAAAAACAAATAATAGAATTTATGACAGAAATATTCCATCACAAATACTACAACCTTATATTAACGCACGTCCTGTGATGACTAAATATTCATATTTTCCGATAGTTGACCCAAGAAAGCAAATTAATGTTCCTTTAGTTCAATTGCCAAGTTATAATGTAGAGCAAGTATTTAATCCAGGGAATGCTCAAGCGCCATGGTCAGGTTTTGCTTCAAATATTAATACTGAATCCGAACTAAGGAATCAAATCTATGCTTTACAAAAATGTAGTCAATCAGTGTATGTCCCTAATTCAACGAGTGATTTATATACTTATAATTTCCAAACACCTACACAGTCAAATCCTCATGAATTATTATTTAGAAATGATTCATTTAATTCGTTTAATCCAAATCCAGCGCCAGGATTATGTGGGTCTGGTATATTTTATAATAACACAAGATGTCAGGTTAAGGACATGACAAAACAAAAATGTTAAAATAATTAATTATACGTTTCGTTAAATAATATACACTTCGTTAAAATATATATTATTTGCTGTAATTTGTTTATATGTCTGAATTTATAACAAAGGATACTACTTTAGAATCTAATAAAGTTGACAGATATGAATTGTTATTTTATAACAAGAAAATTACAGAATTATTTGAATATATTGGTTCTGATGAATATTTAAATGATATACCATGTGATGTAAAAAGCATACGATAATTTTATTAAATCTGCCATTAAGTATTTAAAAAATACTGGCAATAATGATTTACAAGAAGAATATAATGAATCTGAATTTCCGCCACATTTATCAAAAGAAGATGATGACAATGTAGAATATAATATTAATGATGCGAATAAATTAATGATGCGAATAAATTAATGATCTATTTAGCAACTTTTAAGATATATTTAATGAAAATATATGTTACAAATTTAGAATTAAAATAAGGGAATAAAAAAGAATATCACTAATATTTATGAGGACAAGAATACAAAATAAGAATAAAAAAAGGACAAGAAGAAAAGAGAGTTTTAAAAATAGTCGCGTTAAATATGGTTCATCAAAACCAAAAACGCGGAAAAAAATAAATTGTAGTCCGAAACCAAAGGATGAATTGAATAATTTTAGTTGTTATACTAATAAATCATTAATTAAATTGAGAGATAAATGGAACGCAAGGCATCCTGATGTAAAAATAACGACTAATTCACCGAAAGAGATTCACGAAAAACTTAGCGAACACCTAAAAAATATATGTAATAATGAAGCTTGTTGGTTGAAACAAAAAACAGAATTTGGACACTTAGAAAGTGATTTTTCGGATTCTTTTGCGCCAGAATCTCCTTCTGAATGGAAAAAAAATCCGAATGAATGGTTATCAAGCACAGATATTATGAAGGTTATGAAACAATATGAAAAAGCATATGACTGTTTTGATTTTATAGGTCCCTCACCTATTGATTTTGATACTAGAAAGCTTTATGGTGAATGTGTATGGGAAGAACTTTGTAATTTTAACCTAGAAAAACTTATTAAAAAAGGCAAAACAAAAATTGGAATTATTTTTAATACGGATCCTCATAATAAACCAGGTCAACATTGGATATCTATGTTTGTAAACATTAAGAAAAAGAAGATTTTTTTCTTTGATAGTACTGGCGATCCACCTCCGAATGAAGTGAAAAAATTGATTGAAAGAATTAAAGACCAAGGTCATAATGTACATCCGAAAATTAATTTCAAAGTTGATAGTAATGAAGGTATAGAGCATCAATATGGAAATACTGAGTGTGGTGTTTACTCTATATTTTTTATAGTTCATATGTTAGAAGATAAAACAACTGAACACTACTTAAAGACACATATATTAAAAGATGAATATATGCAGGAATTTAGACATATTTATTTTAATGATTCGTTATAAAAATATATAAAAATAAATGTTGATTATTATATATTTAAATGTCAATAAAACAGTTTACGCAAAAACAGAATATAGAAATGTTATGGGATATTGTGAGTGACGAAGAAATTTTTAGATTTTTACCGCCAGACAATCAACATAAAATCTCTCAAGTTTTTATTAATAATATTCAAGGGTTTTATGAGGTTGAAAAAAATAAAACGACTTCATTAGTTGAGTTAAATAAAAAATATATATTATTAATTCTCAATCATATTAAAAGAACATATCCATATGAACCAAGTAAAATAAAGATTCATAATGAGCAACCTGTAAAAGAGTTAATTACGTTTGAAGAAATACAAAATGACAGAAAATCTCAGTTTGAAAGAGATTTTAATAAGCGTCAGGCAGAATTTGAAGATTCAATCAATGTAAAAATACCTTCTATTCCTGATTTTACAGATAAAGATGCGGATAAACCAATTAAAGAAATGGATAAATTGGTGAAAGAAATGTTGGCTCAGAGAAATTATGAAGTTGAACAAATTAATAGAACATATAATGAACCAGATAATTGGTTGAAACCCCAGGAGACTTCTCTCAAATCTGAAAAGTTTGAACCTGTTAAAGAAAAACAAGAGCAACAATCACAAGGTAATAAATTTAATTTTTTAAATGAATTGTCGCCTAAAAAAAATGTATCTTTTAGTAATACAGATCAAATACAAATGTTTACAGAAATAGAAGATGAAGAAGATGATAATATTTTTGCTAAATTAAAAAAAGTTAACGTGTCAACAAAAGAAGAATCAAAACCTGTAATTATGAATGATGAAGATAGGATTTCTAAGTTAGAGAGAAATATGATAAATTTAAACGAAAAGATGGATAAAATTTTATACTTATTGACTCAGAAAAATTAATATTTTTTTCAATTTTAAACCACTAATTGTTTAAATACTTTTTGTCCGCGTTCATTTGTCTCATATGTGCCAACTTGAACGGGCATTACACTAGGGTCTTCTAACGCAGCTTCGTAAGATTTTAAATCATAAATATTTATAACCTTATCACTAATTCTACGATAGACATATTTAACACCATTGATGGTTACAGGTTTTCCTACCCATTCGATTGCCATCTTATTTGCTTTAACTATTGTGTCATTTTGTTGTTGAGTATAATCAGGAACATAAGAAAATTTGTCAATAGAAGGATCACCAAAATTGACACATTTACCATTTGAATAAAGATAACAATCAAACGCGGATTCTTTAATTGCTTCAGTTAATTGGTTAGTTAATTTAGCCTTTATTTCGGATATCTCAAAAAGATATTGATCGCTAGTTATAGGAACTTTGGGTTCAGACTTACTTAAATCTTTTCTTTTTAACTCGGTTGCTTCGTCTGATTTTAATTGAGATTCTGTGAAAATCATTAAATATACAAATACTTCTACTGTTTGTAATGATACTGGTAAATCTTTATGACTACAAATACGTCTAGCACGACCGATAACTTGTTCTGAACGAACAGGATGCCAATATGGGTCCATCAAGTGAACGTAACGAGTATTACGTAAGTTAATACCCTCAGAACCAGACGACGTAATCATAAATACTTTAATAACTTCACCCATATTATTGTTACGATATTTAGATTTCAAAACAGTACTAATACTATCTGGAATATCATCCCATTCACCATTATAAATTTTTCTGACAATTTCTTTTTCTTCAACAGTTTCAGTACCAGTATATAAAGCATATGTTGGTTTGCCCTCATCTGCTTCAGGAATCGATATTTCCCATAATCCAAGAGGATTTTTCGTTATTTTAAATTGTGTAAAACCGTTTTTATTTAAAACAAGAGTAAATAATCCAATACCTTCAGCGGTTCTAAATTGACTGTAAACTAAATGAAGTCCTTGATAAGCAGGGTCTTGTATATTTTCAAGAATATGTAAAAATTTTGGACTATATGTTTGAAGTGCTTCAGGAGTTAAAAAATCATTAGAATGCTCTTCAATTTCTTTAATTTTATTTTGAAGTCTCTCTGTGTATGTTGTTCCTCCTAATTCTTGTAAGACTTCATCGCCTTCGATTTCTCCTTCGCGTTCATCTTCCGCGTCTTGTTTAGATTCAACTTTTTTACCTTGTTTTAATACAGCAACCATATTACTTTCTTCATCTGAAGATTCTTCTTCTTCTTCTTGTGTTTGTTTCGTCGCACGCTTCTTTTTGTCCTTATTTTTTGGTTCAGGTGGTACATAATCATCTAATAATTCATCATAATCGCCGTAATATACACCAATTTGAGTTAATCTATCTATTTCTGCTCTTATTTCTTCTTGCGTTAAATTCTTCATCCTGTCAAAATCTCTTTTTAATTCTCTAGCATTTTTTTCCATTTTAGTTGGTATTGGTCTCTCTGGCATAACAAAATTACAATATAAACGAGAGAAGATACGATATGTAGAAGATTTTTCTTCATAATCTTTACCCATTGATTGTTTAGACGAGTCTTTTTCAGTTTTGCGCTCTTCAACACGAGCAGATTCATAAATTCTGAATTGAGTATCGCTCATAGGAATTCTAATTATATGATAGTCAACACCAAGTTGTTTATTAAACCTTGGTAATAAGTTTTCTTGAGCACTTCTGAAATAAGAAGAAAGTCCCAAAATTCTTCTTTTAAGTACATCAGCATTTTTGAGTTGACGAGTCGATTCATCAACAAATCTAGCAGTAAATTCATCAAAACTATCTGGTAACGCCTTTCTATATTTTATTTCAATACCATCAGGTATAACATTGATGTCATTTCTTTTAAGGATGCTAATTATTCTTCTCTCGAAATCATCATCAGAAATAACTTCAGTATCAAATTCTATTTCACCACTTTCGTTTTTCTTATTATTAGAAACACCTTGGTAACCAGATTCTTTCTTAACCTTATTCTTAAATCCAAATGGGTTTCTTGTAATAGTTAAAATCTTACTTGAAGGGGAGTAATCTAAATAATCGAATGTTTTCTCTCCAATCAACATTTCATAAAGTGAGTATTTATCGATTTTTTTGTTAGTAGTAATAACTAATGGTATACTCCACGTCTTAATGTATCCTCTTAATATATTAAAAAGTATTCCAAATTCATTAGGATAGTTAATAACTGGAGTTCCTGAAAGCAAAATAATACGCGCATTTCTAGCACTTAAAAGCATTTCATATAATTTAGTAGATAAATTGTACGGCAAACGTTCTTTCTCCCCGCGTTTATTTTCACGAATGGTTTTTTCTTTCTTTAATTTATTGACAATTCTACTTATAAAATTATGCGCTTCATCTATAACAACAACCGAATTATCAAAAATATTCTTAGTATAACCAGATGTTAATTGCTCTAATTTTTTTAAACGTAAACCATTATAATTAATAAATTGATATTTTTGTCTAATCATTTCATCGAGTTGTTGTTCTAAAACTAGTTTATTTGTATCGCTTAATTCATCATAATTAGATTTTTTTCTAATATTAATAAAGAACGCACCACCATTTTTACTAATATATTCTTGCGGTAAATTTAAAACAGCAGACATAGTCTTAAGAGCTTCAGGGTGTTCTTCAATTGATATCCACTCCCAAAATTGATTTTTCTTATAAATTAAATCGCCGCATTCCTTTAATTGAGTAACATAATTTGCGCGTAAAGATGCTGGCGTCATAATAATAACATTTTTAGAATCTTTCATACCTTCAGCTATACCAATACTAGTACAAGTTTTACCTGAACCTAAACCATGATATAATAGTAAACCGCGATATGGAGTATAAAGATTCATGTAGTCTCTTACAATTTTTTGATGAGTCAATGGAGAGAAATCAGAGGAAGTTTTTCCAATAGTATCACAAGAAATACTTTCACTATTTTCCTCGAGTTCACGTTTATAAGGTTCAAATAAAGAATTTATAAAATTAACAAAAATCTCTCTATTATTCATAATATAACTCGAAACTTTAACAATGACTGGTGGTTGTCTTTTTGGTAAACGCGCTGTCAAATTAGTGTCTCCCATTTCAACTACAACTTCAGGTCCTAATACGGCTATACCCTTTTCAGGTTTTGCTGTTTTTCTTTCTCTCTTTTTTGGTGGTATAATAGCTATTACATCTTGTTCTTTTTTGTCTTCTTTAAACTCAACACGTTTTTTAGGTTTTAAAATAAAAACTTCTTCATCGTCTTCTTCTGCTGCTGCTTTAACAGCTGCTTCTTTAACCTCCGCTTGTGCTTCTTTAACTTCATCATCTTCATCAATAATTAAAAGTTTGGGTGCTGAAATTTTCTTAGCTTTTTTAACAGATGGTAAAACTGGTTTCTCTATTTCTTTTTCTTCGACTACAGTCTCTGGTTTAATAGATACTTTAGTTTTTTTATTGTCCTCTAATTTTTTTAAAAATGTTTGAATATCATACCCTTTTTCAGTTTCATCTACAATAAGAGGTCGTTTGGTTTTATCTTCAGTTTCTTTTAATGAAACGCTGACAGGCAATATACCTTGTAATTCTTGTATTTCTGAAATTTGTTCACCCAAATTAAGAACTCCCTCCTCGAGTTCCTCGCCAATTGTTTTATCAACATCTACTTTCTCTTTATATGGTTTGATTCGTGCCCTTCTATCTCCTTTTATAACAACAGCGACTCGTTCTCTTTCTTGAACTGTTGGTTTTACCATTAATTGTTTCTTTAATTTTTCTAAATGATTCATCGCTTATATAATTTAAATATATAAATTTTTATAATTAGACAAATTTATATATTTAATATATGTATGGAAGTATATTTCAATAATAAATTGTTAAAAAACAATGAATATTTAACTATATCAGAAACCCAAATACAGCCCGACATAAAATTAAATTTAGCCCCAAATAAATTTTATACATTAACAGTTCACGACCCAGATGGTGTAGGTGGTAATCACATACATTGGGCTAAAATTAATATAACTAATAATGATATTAATACTGGTTTAGACATAATTCCTTATAAAGGACCAGGTGCGCCACCTAATTCAGGAATACATCATTATATTTTTAAAATATATTTACAAAATGGTGAGGAGTTAAATATTGACCCATTAACTGGAAGAATATATGATAAAGACTTTATCAAAAAAACATTATTATTAAAAGATGCATTATTTGAGATACAATTTAGAATAAAAACTCAGACAGGTGGTAAGAGACGCAAAAGAAGAACTAATAAAAAGCGTTCTAAAAGATCAAGAAAAACAAGAAGATATTAACTAGATTTGCGTTTATATATGTTAAGAACTCGTTTTTGATATATTTTTTATCGAAAATGTTGTAACATGACCAATATTTTTTAGAAAAACATTATCATTTTTTATTATTTCAATGTCATTCTCAAACAATTTATGACTTACTATTATATCATATATATCTTCACTAAATTGTATAGAATTAATGTCTGTTGTTGATTGTAAACGTGAAGTCATATTTACAGTGTGTCCTACAACACACATTCTAGGAATTTCATTACCTAATATTCCGATGCTTACATTTCCAATATTTATTCCTATTCTTAAATCTAAGGGTTGATTATTTGGTGTATTCACTAATTTAATAGCATGCATAATTTCAAAAGCAAATAACATTATATCTTTGACTACAATATATTTTTCAGAATTGCTAAAAATATCTCCTACTACCATATAGGCATCTCCAATAGTCTCTATTTTTTGTAAACTATGGTATTTCTTTATAATATTATCAAATAAATTGTAAATAGAATTAAGGAGTTCAAAAATAACTATATCGCTATATTTGTTTGATAAATCAGTATAATTGACAATGTCTGTAAACAATACACATATATTTTTGAATTGTTTTGCGCTTGTTTCATTGTCTAAATTGAATGATTCTATGCGTTTTATGTATTTTTTATCTAAATTTAAAGGTAGTATTTTTTTTAATAATTCATTTTTAATTGCTATTTCATCAGTAGGAATTTTAGTTGTTATCATTTTGTTTACATCTTCAATTAAAACATAGCATTTTTCAGTTATATTTGCATTATTATTTTTATATTTTAAGATATGTTTAATAATATAATTTTTAAACTCTAAACATTGCAAATCAATTTCATAATTCTCTTTATTTTTATTATGTTCATTTATAATTATATTAGTTGTTAATTTTCCTATAACATCTGATATAAAATAACATAAACTGACAATATATCCATTTGATATACCTGATACATCAACAAGATATATTGAAATAAATGAACACCAAATTAAAATAAAAATGCCACTAAATTTTTTATCTCTATTTTTATAAAGAGTTTTCATAAATAAAAACAATGGAAAAAATGACGCGGTGTTAACAATATAATATAATAATGTATTTTTATATGGATAGACTATCATATTTGTGACTACAGGAATTATGTGATAATGAATATTTGTTTCAATTAATTTCATATTATTTGCATCAGCATATATTTTAATCATTAATGGAGTTGCAAAAACCCACATAACATTTCGGCTACTTTCATGTTCATATAATTTAAGTGTACTTGATGAGATAGTATCGGTTAAGTATTTTGAATAAATAAGTGCTAATGACAATGAATTATTGTTATTTTCTTTATAATTATTTAATAACGAACAAATGTAAAATATGTAAATGTATAATATAAATATAGATATATAATAAATGTAAAAATTAAATACAATATCATTTTTAATAAGTTCATCCGAAAAATATTGTTTAAATTGCGACAAATAAAATTTATTTATTAATATATCTACAATGTAATATAAAAATACATACAAAAGATTATATGTCATATTTCATAAATGACATTATTTTAAAATTTTCAAAATAAATAACTATTCTTTATCAAAATTATCAATTATATTAATAGCTTCATTACATGCTATTTGTTCTGCCTTGCGCTTAATTTTATGTTGCCCTTCTCCCATGTAAATTAGAACCTTAGAATTAGTTTCAAGATATTCATGAATAGACTTGAAATTAGTAAATTGTGTAATATTTATAGAGTCATTATGTGTTAAATGATAAATATGTTGTCCTAAACATAAATAGACACCCATTCTGTAACCAATTTCATCATTATGTTCGATTTCCAAATAATGTGGTGTTACCTTAAACTCTTTCTGAATCTTTACTTGTAGAATATTTTTATAATTGTCGTCATTTTGAATAAGAGCAACCCAATCAATATGCGTTTCAAAAATACAATTAATAAATTTTTTAGCCATTTTGAAGCCAGGACTTTCATTGTCTGAATTATCTTCTGCTAATGGATTGTGTGTTTCAAAATTAAGAAATAAAGCGCCAATAAACGACTCAAATAAGCAGCCTAGTTTCTTAAGATTTGTTCTAATTTTCTTTTCTTCTGCGTGTTTTGAGAGAATAAGCCATTTATGAAGTCCCATTTCATATGCGATTTTGCCAATTGCTTCATTTTTAACAATCGCAATTTTCTTTTCAGTCATAAACCCTTCATTTTCTTTGGGAAATCTCTTATAAAGATAAAGTTTAGTGACACACTCTAAAATACCGTCTCCTAAGAATTCTAGACGTTCATTCGATTTAGAACTAAGTGGAAGACAATCTGGTGGCCTCTCAACAATAGTAATATTTTGTTCAGCATTTTCATATTGAGGTCTCTTAGTATAAGAACGATGAACGAATGCTCTACGATATAATTCTAAATTGCGAACAACTGGTGGTAAACCATATTTGGAAAGAATAAATTGAACTTCGCTCAATGTAATCTTAACATTTAGAGGATTATATGGATTAAATATTAATCCCTCCTCAGTTTTAATTAAATCGTCATCATGTGCTTGTTTGATTTCAGTCATATTATTATATATAATAATTACTTTAAACTCTTTTTATATTATTTTTACGATGTCTTCTATAATGTCTTTTTGTTTTATGTTTACGAACACGTTTTCTAGTTCTTTTTCTTCCACCAGTTTCAATAGATCTACGCATAGTTGAAACTTTTGAAACCATTTGGTTAACATCCGATGGTGGAAGTCTTTTTGTCAATCGCTGTTTATACTTATTATATAAATTCGCCGTTTTCTCGGATTGGTTTAATAATCTTCTGCCTTCATCTAATTTTTTTATTTGATACATATAATCACCTTCATCTTCTTTCATTTGTTGTTTTTGTTGCTGAATTTCTCTATGTTGTTCTGTTGCGGTTCTTAACGCTTCCTCTGGAGGCATTCTCGATGACGCTAATATACCTTTAGTTAAATCATCTTGTAAATAATCTGGTATCTCTTGTCCGTAATAACTATCGCGTCTGTCTAAATATTTAGCTGGTATATTTGCCATATATATATATGAATTTTATATAAACTACATTAAATATTTAATTATAATATTTACTCAAATATTTTTGATAATCTATTGGTAAATATTTATTATCTTCTATTTTTATTTTTCTAAGATAATTTCTGTCGTATAAATCTTTAGAATGAGTTGTTCTCTCTTCAATCTTTTCTAAATCAGTATATTGAGGTATATTAAATTCTTGATGTGAAAAATTTTGAATTTTATTTTGAATAAAATATTTATCACCAAAGTAAGATAAATGCCAACCTCCATTTCGAATTTTAGGAATGTTTAAATGTCTAATAGTATTGCAATCTATGTTCAATTCATTATATTTTTTATAAGATATAATTTTACAATGTGACCACATTTCATTCATTTTCGTATTTAAATTATAATAATAAAAGTCCATTTCTAATATATTAATGTCAACAGGTATAGTACAATTTTTAATTTTACTTAAAGTATTTGGGTCAGGAATTTCATCTAAATCTGATATTATTATAACATCCGAATCTGATAAATCGTTAATATGTTTTATACCTCTTGAAATAGCATTTCTTTGGTAAAATTCATTTTTCCATACATCATTATTAGCAATATTTACATTAGGATATTTATATGGAAAATCATCAACAATAATATGTATTATTTTTTTATTATAATTTTCAAATAAATGTTTATTATCACAATAAAAAAGGGGTTTTTCTTTTCCGATAAATGTATGTGTAGATTCTACAATTATAAAATAGTCTACAACATTATTTAATAAATCAAGTCTATATGTTAATAAATCTAATTCATTATAAAAAATAAAAAATAAAACAATCAATTATTTTTATCATTTTATAATATAAAAATTTATTTATTATTTATAAACTTTACGTAAAATATTAAAATTATTTTAGAATGTCAATCAATTCATAAGTTTAAATATAATCATCTTCAAATTTGTATTCTATTTAATAATTTAAAAGGAAAATATAGAAAACTAAGAATGGAGAGAAATAAATTATAAAAATATTATGTATCAAATTCAGGAAGATGTAAATAAAATTATAAAATAAAATAATAAGAGTTATTTTTTAAAATGTCTATGTTATATAGACTGGTTATATACATTTTTAGAAAAAGCAGACAATTTTTACGAGTAAATTAAATTACTAGAAAAGCAATTAATATTTATTTAGGAAGTATTAATTGTGTATTATATAATAAACAAAAAACAGCTGGAGGATTTTATTTGGAAATATTTAGATTAATTTAAGCATTTAAAAAAAATAAAATATTAGATTAATTTATAATAATGGTGCTTATGAATGCAAGTAAAAATGCGCGCAATGCTGCTTCAATTATAAATAGACCGACTTGTGGTGGCTCGGCCAAGAAAGCCGGAATAGCCCCACGTGTCGGTTGGTATTTGACAAACAATGTTAACTTACGCGGAGCTCCTCAAACAGTTCCAAGATTCTGTCTTGTAAGCAGAACAATTCAAACTCAACAATACGGATATCGTGCAACAATTGGAGGGGTTTAAATTTAATATTTATATATATTTAGTTAAAAACTATTTAATAACAATTTATTAAATAATTTAATGCTTATCAAGATAGATACTAGAGAGATGGCTCTTCTACAAATGCTTTTGACACAAGTATCAACTATACCAGTCTTTAAAAATATTAAGATAAAATCAGAAACATTACCTATTGGCGATATTATTATCAATGATGAAACAGAAGATAAGATAATTATAGAGAGAAAATCCATAGCTGATTTATTATCGAGTATTAAAGATGGTAGATACGAAGAGCAGTCTTATCGTTTAAATGGAATCAATCAACATAATCATAACATAGTTTATTTAATTGAAGGAGATGTTAATAAGCCAAATCGGTTTAAATCAGATAATCAAATCGAAAAACTTACAGCATATTCAGCAATGTTCTCTCTAAACTATTATAAAGGATTTTCAGTATTTAGGAGTTTTTCTATGGAAGAGACCGCAAATATCGTCTGTAATATGGCTTATAAAATCGGCAAAGATTTAACTAAAAAACCTTATTATCAAAATAAGAGCCAAATTAATGCGATGCCTATTGATGACGAGACATATGATAAATCAGATGAACCAGAAGAAGTTGCTCTTACAGATAAAGATTATGTTGGAGTTGTAAAAAAAATTAAGAAAGATAATATTACTCCAGACAATATTGGAGAGATAATGCTTTGTCAAATACCGGGAATAAGTTCAGTAACCGCATTAGCTATTATGGAAAAGTATAAAACAATACCAAATTTAATTAAAGAATTAGAATTAGATAATGACTCTATGAAAGATTTATCATATACTAATTCGAAAGGACAAGTCAGAAAAATAAATAAAACTTGTCTTGCTAATATTGTAAAATTCTTATTGAAAAAATAAAAATATATAATATATGAAAGAGTTTTACAATCTGCTTTTATTTATTGTAATTTGTTTTGTTATTTTTATATTATTTAGAAGTTTCAATTTTGCGCCAATGAGAGAAGGAATGACAGATGCTTCTGGTAACAATATTTCTAGCGATAATGGAATTGCGGGAAATGCTGCGTCATATGCTGCGGCACTAAAAGCATCTGTTATTCAATCTCAGGATGTATTTTTAATTAGTAAATACAAGTCTGATTATGAATCAGCAATATTAAATTTAGACGATTTGCTTAATAATTTAATGTTAAAAACAGTATTAACTGTAAATCAATCAAATCCAACAGAGTCACTTGATAAATTGGCTAAAATGCAGCAAGCAAAAGCAGCGCTAAATTCTGTTATGAAATTTGTAGATAGCCAATAAGAATATTTATAATGTCAGCTTATATTATAAATGACAACAATATCTTTTTCAGATACATTATATGTTAATAATGATAATGAATTGTCATACTCCTTTAATAACGTTGATTGGACACAAATTATCAACTATCCAATAACATTAATGTATACTGGTTCAGGAACGGGAAACGTATATTTAACTAGTGATATAACATTTAACACTTCAACTAAATATTTTATTATTGGTTCCGCAAATATTACATTTGATGGTGGAAATAAAACAGTCACCATAAATAATGTTACTGATTATCCTGGTTTATTTCAAAATGGAACAGGCGATGAATATGTTAGTTATACAAACGGTTATTCTAATGTTACAATAAAAAATATTATAATGGAGTGTTCTACTTCTACACTTAGTACATCAAATGGTTGGTTTGCTCAATCATATTTTTCAAATGCGGCAACAAATAATATATTAGAAAATTTAAGTTCAAATGGCCCTATCGGAGAAGGAGAAATAAGTGATTCACATTCTGGTGGAATATCTGGTTCATACACAGCTGTTAATAATGGCAATTTAGAAATTAAGAATTGCCATTCAACTGGAGATATGATTGGTAGATTTTCTAGTGGCATATGTGGTAATAATGCTGGTATGAATTATGGAACAGTAAATATATCAAATTGTTATTCAAGTGGAAATATGATATCTGATTTAAATATTTCTCATTCAAAAGGAGGAATTTGTGGTAGTGATGCTGGTCATAGTGGTGGAAATGTTAATATAACGAATTGTTATAGCACTGGAAATATAAATTCTGGGTATAGTGGTGGGATTTGTGCTCAGTCAGCAGGCAATTTAAATGGTAGTGTAATAATAACTAATTGTTATTCGACTGGTATAATATCAGGTTCACATTCAGGGGGAATTGCTGGAATTTGGTTTGGTATGTACTCAAATAATTGTAGCATAATAAATTGTTATACACGTGGCAATGTTACAGGAACTGAGGCTGGAGGAATTTGTGGTTCTTCAATTGGTTGGACTGATACTACAGATTATTCGCCACATATATTAATAAGTAATTGTTATTTTAATGGAGAAATTTCTGAAAATTGTGGTTCAATATTAGGTGGTCATGATGATAGATATTCATATTTAACAAGTCAAGTAACAGTCGATATAACTAATTGTTATGCTGTAAATGGACCATTTGTCTCACCGCTTATATTATCCGGTATTAATTTTAATTATACCAATTCAGGTTTTAGTTCTGGAACATGGAATGATATAACAGCATCTACATATTTATCAAACGCACCTACATATTCTTCTACAGGTTCTTTATTAAAACAAGGTTCTATATGGTTAGATCCAGATTCAAATAGTTTAAACGTTCCATTTGTTTTTAATACTGATTTAATTGGGCTTGAAACTGATGTAGAAACATCTTCGACAATAACCACTAACCATTGTCAAAGTTTAAAATCATTATATAACTTAGGTCATCATACCAAAACGCATTTTTCTATGATTTTGGGAAATTCTCGTGGTAAAAAAGGTTCTCAAAGTAGAATATTTTCGCATATGAATAAAATAGGTAAAGGCGATCATTATAAAAATCATTTAATAGAATCAATGGGTATAAAAAGGTTATGTTATAAGTAAATTATTTTAGAAAATAATTTAACAATTAATTTTTAATATTAAATTATTATAGCAGTACTAAAATCTGTTATGAAATTTATAGATAGTCAATAATAATAATATATATATATATATGTCTTTTGTAACTGAAACTTTTGTAAGTAGCGGACTTACTTCTCCGTATGGTTTAGCGTCTGATAGCGCTGGTTATTTATATTGTTCAGATAGAAATACTAATACTATCCTAAAAATTACCACAGATGGTGTAGTATCTACTTTTATAGATAGTGGACTTACTTCTCCATATGGTTTAGCATTTGATAGTGCTGGATATTTATATTGTGCAAATAAAGATATTAGTACTATCGTAAAAATTACTCCAGATGGTGTAGTATCTACTTTTGTAGATAGCGGTCTTTCTGACCCTCAATTTTTAGCAATTGATAAATTTGATAATTTGTATTGCACGAGTGGTAGTAATATATTAAAAATAACTTCATCTGGTGTAATATATACTTTTGCAACTGGTGTTACTTCTCCATTAGCTTTAGAATGTGACAGTTTTGGAAATTTATATTTTTCAGATTATTTAACATCCTCTATATTAAAAATGACATCAGACGGGACAATATCAACAATTCGAAGCGGTTATTCATCTGCTCAATTCGGTTTAAAATTTGATACACTTGGTAATTTATACTGTACTGAAGTAGACATAAGTAACATATCAAAAATAACCACAGATGGAACATCATCTATTTTGATAAATAGTGGGCTTAATGTTCCAATAAGTTTAACATTTGATATTTATGGTATTTTATATTGTACAAATATTGGTAATAATACAATAACAAAAATAATATTACCAGAAACACAAGAACAAGAACAAACAATTGTAACAGTAATCCCCCAAGTAAATTTTAATCAACAATGTACAACATCAATAAATAAATATAATTTAGGCTCTAATAATAAAACATATTTTTCTATGGTTATAAACAGCTCTCGTGCCCAAAAAGCTTCTCAAAGTAGAATATTTTCGCATATGAATAAAATAGGTAAAGGCGATGAATATAAAAATTATTTAATAGAATCAATGGGTATAAAAAGGTTATGTTATAAGTAAATTATTTTAGACAATAAAATAAAAAGTATAATTTAATAATTAATTTTTAATATTAAATTATTATATAAAATGAGTTTGTATAAAGAAGTTGTTATTAGAAGTATTAAGATACTAAATATTGGATGGTCTACGTTAGCGTATTTTATTATGGCTGTGTTAACACTGTACCTTTTAAATAAAATTTATGGTGAATTTGATGTTAAATACTACGAAAAAATGTCCGACTTCAATTTTGCGGTAGATTTTATATGTTATATTTGGTTAATTGGTGTGCTAATATATGTAGCCAGAAATTTGTTTCCATTAATACCCTTTCCATTCGATGGTGTATTTGGATTCGATCATAATAAAGTAAAAGAAGTAACAAATGCTTCTGTATTTAGTATTTTTATAATTACATTCAATAAAAGAATGCAAGGTTATTATTCGATAATGAAGAAAAAATTATTTAATTTTTGAATTTAATCTACATAAATAGAGACTTCACTCCCTTTATAATATCCCTGCTCTACTAGTTTTTGTGTATATTCAGAACCACCCCAATTAGGGTCCATTGGATCAGGACTCACTGGTGCTTTTTCATAATTCATCATATCAAGCGGAGTTGTAGTTCCAACATAATACGATGTTTGATCGTGGGCGGGATAACCTCCCTTATTATATGGCGGGTCATTTTGTGTTGCGTCTACTAGAAGAGTTGGGTTTGGATATACCATCTCTTTAGATGCTAATGAACTTTCCATAATTGGTGGAACTTGCGAGGCGATTCCAATAGGAGGAGCACTAGATGGAGGTAATCCTGCCTGAGGTTCTGATACACTTGGTCTTGCTTTATAAACCTGATTACCTTGTGCGTCATAAGTTGATTGTAAATAGAGCACAGGACATCTTATACCCTGACTTCTTTGCCAATCCAAAAATTCAGTATAATCTTCTAAATTATCAAATTGTATAGGATTAACTCCTGGAACTTCTGCTAATTTAGAATTATATAAATAAAATTTCGAATCTTTTTGAATCAATAGATTAGGACATTTGGGGTTAAAATTCGCATTTGTAAATCCTTCGGCATATTTAGGGTCAGAACACATTGCGTAAAAATACAAACCTATCAAAAATACCAAAATTATTAATAGCGTAGTAAGTGTCATTATATATTTATTAGGATATTATTTTCTACATATTTTATATAATGGTTTATTTGGAAATTAATAAAAAAAATTATCATAATTTAATTAGTAAATTAGAAAACTATATGGCGAATAAAGGTAATAAAATATTTATCTTAATTTACATGGAGGGTTGTGGTCCTTGTAATGAAACTCGTCCTGAATGGTCTAAACTAAAAAATATTCTCTCGAATCAACGAAAAAATATTATTGTTGTCTCTATTGATAAAGACTTAGTAAGTAAGGTAAATCATATAAAAGAACCACCTCAAAGTTTTCCTACAATGAGATATATAACAAATTCTGGAGAAAATATAGAATCATACGAACAATCAGATGTTTCTAATAAAGATAGAAAAATAGATTCATTTGTTGAATGGATTAAATTGAAGACTGGAGAGGAAAATATTACAAAAAGTGAAAACCCACATCATATTAAAAGAAAAACACATAAATTAAAACATCACTATAAAAAAACGAAAAAACAACATGGTGGTAAATGGTCTAAAAAATATAAACGCAGTATAAATTGTAATAGACCCAAAGGTTTCTCTCAAAGACAATATTGTAAATATGGTCGCAAAAAATAAATAATATTACGTATTTTTAAAATTTTCTTTTGAATAACCAATCACAGCGCACGCTATTCTTTTTCCAGCATTTCCAGTTTTTAAACTCTCATCATCACCTCCTTGTCCACAATCATCTTCATCTTCATGAATAATTAACCCTCTTCCAATTATATTACACTTAGTCCCTCTAAGTTTAATAACATTATCATAAAATGAATACTTGGCTTCACCCTTATTATTTGTTACAATATTACCTAAATCACCTACATGTCTTTGAGTCATCCCTGGACAACCATGTGTTTTTCCATATGGATTAAAATGAGCGCACATACTAGTACATTTATCAGTTAAATCGCCTGCTTCATGTACATGAAACCCATGCACACTATTAGGTTTTAATCCAGTTAAATTTAAATCTATTTTTACCATATTTTTATCCAAATCTTCACTAAAATTAACGGTTCCTTTAATTTTATCAGTAAAAACAGCTATAGCATATGTTATTTTATCTGTCATTATATTATTTAAATAAAAATTTATATTTAAATAAAATTGATTATAAATAAATAAAATAAATACAATTTAATAGTAATTATTAAAATGGAACATATCTTCAGAGTATTCGACTATAATGTTTATAATGCGTATGATTTTTCAAGGGATGATGATGAAGATAATATTTATGTTGATAAAAATTCATTTATGATTCAAATGTTTGGAGTCGATGAATATGGTAAAACATATTCAGTTGTAGTAGAAGGATTTAAACCATTCTTCTATGTAATGGTAAATGATAAATGGTCTATAACAATGAAAGAACAATTTATATCACACATAAAAGAAAAAATGGGAAAATACTACGCAAACTCGATTACTGACTCAAAACTTGTCAAGAGGAAAAAACTATATGGTTTTGATAATAAAAAAGAGCATAAATTTATATTTATTGAATTCGCGAATTTAAGTGCGTTCAACAAGGCAAAAAATTTGTGGTATTCAGATTACCATTCTGGTCATCAATTATTTAAAAACGGATATCAATACTTCGATACAAATATTATGTTATATGAAGCCAATATTCCTCCACTATTGCGGTTCTTTCATATTAAAGATATAAGTCCTTCTGGATGGATTGCTATCCCTAAGAAAAAGTCTATCGAGAAAAAAGGTGAATTAAAAAGTGTAAACTGTGATTACGAATTTATTACTGATATTAAAAATATTTATAGTCTTAATGATAAGGAAACCAGAGTTCCTTATAAAATAATGAGTTTTGATATTGAAGCCAGTAGTAGTCATGGTGATTTTCCGGTGCCAATTAAGACCTATAAAAAATTAGCAACAAATATTGTAGAATATTTTGAAAATATTGGAGTTGAACAATTCAATAAGGATTCTATTAGATCAATTCTAAAAAATATCATTCTTACTGCGTTTGGTTATGAAAATATGCCAGAAATAGATTTAGTATATCCTAAGCGTCGACCAAATTCAAAAGAAGCAGTTCTGGCTCTTTGTGACAAATGGCTTGAATGTAAGGTAAGAAGCTTAACAAAGACTGAGGAATTTAACCAAGCAAATTCATTAGAATCGATATTTGAAAAAATGGCAAAAGAATTTGAAAAAAAGGTTGAGGAAGATGATAATGATAATGATGATGATAGTGATAACGAAAATAATTTTAATGACTTTGAATCAGGTTATAATAAATTTAAACCAACAATTAAAGAATATTCTGATAAGAAGGCAACCGTTATTGATATTTTATTAGATAAAAAGTATGAACGAGAAGGTAAGTTAATTGAACTAAATTTAACATTAAATTCAATCTTTCCAAAACTAGAGGGTGATAAGGTTACATTTATTGGTTCAACAATTATGAATTATGGTAATAAAGACCCTCATTTCAATCATTGTATTGTATTAAATACTTGCTCTGAAATACCGATGGAAAATTCTGTAGTGGAAACATATAACACTGAAAAAGAAGTTTTATTAGCGTGGCAACAATTGGTTCAAAGAGAAAATCCTGATATCATAATTGGATACAATATATTTGGTTTTGATTACGAGTTTATGTTTAGACGCTCAGAAGAAAATAATTGCGTTGAAGATTTCTTAAAACTTGGAAGAAATAAAAATGAAATATGTGGAACAAAAGATAAAGATACAGATAAATGGAAAATAGAAGAGAGCAGTATTCAAATCGCAAGTGGACAACATGATTTAAGATTTATTAAAATGAATGGAAGACTTCAAGTTGATTTATATAACTTTTATAGAAGAACCGAAAATTTAACGAGTTATAAATTAGATTATGTGGCTGGTAATTTTATAGGAGATTATGCGAAGAAAATAGAATACGATAATAATAGTTCAATTATTTCAACTAGCAATTTAACTGGTTTATTAAATGGTAGTTATATTCATATTGAAGAAATTGGGCACTCGGTTGACTACTATGCTGATGGAGCAAAATATCTAGTAACAGAAATTGATAAGGTAAATTGTAAATTTACGATTGAAGGAATAGTAATGCCTGATTTTAATAAAAAGGTGAGATGGTGTTTAGCAAAGGATGATGTTACTCCTAAAGATATTTTTAGAATGACGAATGGCACAGCAGATGATCGGTCTGTTATTGCGAAATATTGTATTCAAGATTGTAATCTAGTACATTATTTATTTAATAAATCAGATATTCTTACAGGGTTTATTGAGATGGCAAAAATTTGTAGTGTTCCGATTAATTTCTTAGTTATGAGAGGTCAAGGAATAAAACTACAAAGTTTGATTGCGAATGAATGTCGTAAAATCCGAACTCTAATTCCTGTTATTGAAAAAGGAAATTTAGATGAAGGTTATGAAGGAGCAATTGTATTGCCACCAAAATGTGATTTATATCTTGACAATCCAGTTGCTTGTAATGATTACGCATCATTATATCCAAGTTCAATGATTAGCGAGAATTTATCACATGATAGTAAGGTCTGGACAAAGGAATATGATTTAGCAGGGAATCTTATCGAAGAATGGGGTTATAAAGATGCTGATGGTAATTATATTTATGATAATCTTCCAGAATATGAATACGTAGATGTGTCTTATGATACGTATAGATATTTTAGAAAGCATCCAAAAGCTGCGGCTGAAAAAATTAAATGTGGATATAAGATTTGTAGATTCGCACAGCCTCAAGGAGACGGTGAATCCGCTATTATGCCTGCTATTCTTAAGAAGCTTTTGAAAGCAAGAAAAGATACTAGAAAAATGATTCCAAATCAATCGGACGAATTTATGAAGCAAGTTTTAGACCAAAGACAGCTTGCTTATAAGGTAACAGCAAATTCATTGTATGGTGGATGTGGCGCAAAAACGAGTTCATTTTATGAGAAAGATATTGCTGCGTGTACAACCGCGATGGGTCGCAAATTATTAACATATGGTAAACGTATTATTGAAGAATGTTATGGAAATAAAATTTGTCAGACGAAAAATCACGGATTAGTTAAAACTAGAGCTGAGTACATATATGGTGACACTGATTCAGTATTCTATACATTTAATCTGCTTGATATAAATGATAATCCAATTAGAGGAAAAGATGCGTTAGAAATTACAATTGAATTAGCGCAAGAAGTAGGTGAAATATCAGCGAAGTTTTTAAAAGGGCCTCATGATTTTGAATACGAGAAAACATTTATGCCATTCTGTTTATTATCAAAGAAAAGATATGTTGGCATGCTTTATGAAACTGACCCAAATAAATGTAAAAGAAAAGAAATGGGTATTGTATTGAAGCGAAGAGATAATGCACCAATAGTTAAGGATGTTTATGGTGGAATTATTGACATTTTAATGAAGAAACAAAATATTCCTGATGCTGTTCAGTATCTAAAAAATTGTTTACAAAACATTGTTGAAGAAAAATATCCAATTGAAAAATTAATTATTACAAAATCTTTACGTTCAGGTTATAAAAATCCAAAGTCAATTGCTCATAAAGTATTAGCTGACCGAATTACAGCAAGAGACCCAGGAAATAAACCAGGACCAGGCGATAGAATACCTTTTGCTTATATATCTGTTCCAGGCAAAAAAGTTTTACAAGGAGATAAGATCGAAACACCTACGTTTATTTTAGAAAATAAACTTAAAATCGACTATTCATTTTATATTACAAACCAAATTATGAAACCAGTACAGCAATTATTTGCTTTAGTTCTTGAGAAAATTTGGACTTTTCAAGGAAAGCGTCCAAAATTAATTAAATATAGGAAGGATGTTGAAGCTTTAAAACAGAAATATTGTGACCAACCAGAAAAATTTGAAGAAAAACTAGAGGAATTTCGATGTAAGGAAATTAAAATATTATTATTTGATGACTATTTGAGAGAAACAAATAATGAAAAAACAGGAAATCAAAGTCTAACAAAATTCTTAATTAAAAAATAATCTTAATATAAATTATGAGAAAGAGTAAAAATTTGCGTAAAAATAAACAATTATCTAGAAGAAATAGAAAAGGTGGTTTTTTTTTAAATAAAACATCTGTGCTTCCTTCTGGTGAATGTAATATGAATACTTTACCAGCATTAACCAAATTTCCAGATGTAAATGATACCAATGGACAACTTAAGCCTCTTGATGAAAGATTAAATGACTTGACTGTTATGAGCAATAAATTGAGAGAAAATTATAATAAGTGTTGTCCTAAAGGATTTATGGGTAGAAAAAATTCCACGCCATATTGTAATCAACTAGATACGACTTTTAAATCAATTGAACAACATAAACAAGATATATCTGGATATTATGGTGATGAAACTGATGTTAGTAAAATTAAAGAAGTAATGGATTCTCCGGTAAATATTCCTTCAGCACAGGTAACTATTCCTCCAGCACCAGTTTCTAAACCATGGTATCAATTTTGGGGAGGTAAAAAATCCAGAAAAAATAAACGTCATCGTAAAAGACGAACTCATAGAAGAAAATAAGTATTTCAACCTTTAGATTAAATAAAAAATTTGTAATTTAATAATTTTTTATTTATATTATTTATTTTAAAATTAAATGGTATTAGATACCGTAGTCTGAATATTTACAGAGTTCATCATCTGTCTAATCATATCCTTAATTTCATTAACACTTCCTTCCAATTGATTAACTCGTAGTGATAAATTTTCAACTTCATCATCTTCGTCATCATCTTCATCATCTTCATCTTCATCTTCATCACATGGTACATAATCTTGATCATCATCATCATCATACTCTTCATCGCTATCTAAATTTAAAACTGATGTCTCTTTACTAGAAAGAATATTTGTCCTCAAATTATGGTATAAGTCATTATAATTGGCGAACCCTTCCTGGTCAAGCTTATACATAATAGAATTTACAGTTCTATTATGTCTACTTGCGATTTCATCAATACTTAAATTTAATAATTCAAACTCTCTTTGGAGGGAGAGTACTTCATTAATAGTCCATCTATAACCGTTTCTTGAATGCGCGTTTGTCATTGTATAATATTATTACATATGATATCTTTATATTCTTTACATAAATATTATAATGCATTAGGCGTATCGGGTTGAGATTCTCTAAGTATCCATATCATTGAGTAAATCCAAGCACCAATAAGTATCCACATGTTATTTATAACACTCGCAGCATTATACACTATCCATCTAAGACCTTGACAATGAGGAGTTGAAACCATGAAAGGTGACATAACAAAACCTATTAATGTATCTGGAACGCAAAATTTAATATATAGATGAGCGGAAAAATAATGTAAGCTAATCCATAAAAAATATACACCAGATGCCCTTAATACAAAACTTATCATCTTAAATAAAAAATTAAAACTCGCATTTAAAAAATCGAAGATTAATTCAATGTGTTGTGATTTTGATATTTTCTCTAATTCAATATCATTTTCTTCTTGGATTTCTTCAGGAGTATTTCCATCATATAAATTTTCATATTTTTTATTTATTACACGCAATCGTCGCATTTTAATATAATTAATCATATAAATAAATCTTTATATCTTATTTATATAATTTATCTGGTATTACGTGTTCTATTACTTATAGCATTTATTAGAAATGATGTTATAGCATCAGTTGATGAATTTGTAAAATTTCCAGACGCATCAATGAGTCCAGTTATATTGTATAAATCATTTAATGAACCAGTCATACCATTTCCAAATTCATGATTAAGTAATGTAGTTTCCGTTTGAGTATTTCTTTGACTTTGATTATTTCTTTGAACATTTCTTTGATTATTTCTTCGACTTTGGTTGTTTCTCTCAATGTAATTATTTGAAATATCTGTTACATTATTAAAAAACTCTGTAGATACGTTTGAATTATATTCTCTAATATCATATCTACATACCGGACATCTACAATTACTTCTAAACCAATTATTTAAATGGTCGGTATCAAAAATATGACCACATTGTCTAATAACAGTCACCATATCGGTATCATTAAATTCTTCCATTGATATAGGACATGATGTGTTTATCGGTCTTGCTATATCACAATATCTTACTCTTCTAGTTGCGGATTCTATTTGTGATTGTGTAGGGTGAATTACAATAGGTTGTAAAAAGGTTTCTAATAAATCATCGTAAATATTACGAGCATAACTATCTAATGTAGTATAACTATTTCCTCTATTAGTATTTCTAGGAATTGTATATTCACTGATGGAATCTATAATATAAGGTTGATCATTTATCAAAATTCTACCAAGCGGATTTAAATTTCTATTAGTATAAAAAGTATTATTTTCGCGTCTGGATGAACTTCTTCTTGATTCTCTCGATTGTTGATTATTAGTAGTAGAATTATTATTGTTTAAAATCTGTGTTAATAAGATTCTAATTTGATTATTACTTTCAATTAAATTATCTAGGGTATTATTCAATGAATTTATTTGTCTTAAATTATCACTATACATTGTGTTTAAAATATTAATTAACATACTCTGTTCATTTGTTAGTCTAGAAGTATTTGAATTATAAGAACTCATAATAAATATATTAAAAAATCTGTTTAAATATATAATATTTATAAATATATTAAATAATGGATATTGATAAATATAGTAATAAAGGATTAAGTGGGTTGTCTAATTTAGGTAATACATGTTTTATAAATTCTTGTATTCAAATATTATCTCATACCTATGAACTAAACAACTTTTTAGAAAATGAGAACTATAAAAAAAAATTAAAAAATAGTTATGATTCAGCATTATTAGTTGAATGGGATAATTTAAGAAAAATTTTATGGGATGCGAATTGTGTAGTCTCTCCAGGAAGATTTATAAAGGTGATCCAAAAGGTGGCTCAATTAAAAAAAATGGAAATTTTTACAGGTTATTCTCAAAATGATGTATCTGAATTTCTATTATTTTTAATAGATTGTTTTCATTCAGCATTATCTAGAGAGATTAAATTTACTATTTCAGGTCAACCCGAGAATGAAACAGATAAACTAGCTATAAAATGTTTTGAAATGATTAAAGATACATATTCGAAAGATTATTCCGAAATTTGGAATTTATTTTATGCCGTAAATGTTTCTGAGATTACAAGAGTAGATAATAATAAAGTTTTAATTACAAAACCAGAGCCTTTTTTTATGGTTGATTTGCCAATTCCTACAAATAATAAATCGCCATCATTAATAGATTGTTTTAATTTTTATGTTGAAGGTGAGATAATTGAAAATTATAAAGATGATGAGACAAATGAAATTGTTAATATACGAAAAAGAATATTATTTTGGTCGTTTCCGAATATTTTAGCCATTGATTTAAAAAGATTTAATAATAATAATTTTCAAAAAAATCAGATACATATCACATTTCCACTTGACAATTTAGATTTATCTGAATATGTTATTGGATATAAGAAGGATAAATATATTTACGAATTATACGGAGTTTGTAATCACAGTGGAGGAGTATTGGGTGGTCATTATACTTCATATGTAAAAAATGCGAATGGGAAATGGTATCATTTTAATGATACATCAGTTACTGAGGTAGAACAAGCGGAGTCCATTATTTCTCCAAAAGCATATGTATTATTTTATAGGAAGAAGAATATAAATTGATATGTTATAGATTTTTTAACTTTATAGAATTTTTAACTATTTATATATTATATGGAAGTAGTAAATACAACATCAACAACTGATCCGGTTAATATGTATAATAATTTAAATAATTTTATAATGAATCCGGTAGTGTTTATTATTATTTTATTAATTATTGTAGCATATTATGCTTTTTCATCATCTTTAGGAACAAGTAATTTAGGAAGCAATGAAGGCTCAAATGGCGGAAATATGTTTGGAATTATAATTGTTGGTATTTTAGTAATATTAATTTTAGTTAATGCTTTTCAATACTTTTTTAGTATAAATGTTACTGCGTATATTCAAGGATTATTTTCACCTCAAACAACAGTCGATATAGTTGTAGATCAAAGCACTTATCAACCTTCAGCAGTACCTGAAATTAAATTCAGAAAACAAGTATTTAATATTCCAGGAAACTATTATAATTATGAAAATGCTAAAGCACTTTGTAAAGCTTATGGTGCCGAATTAGCATCATATGATCAGATAGAAAAAGCCTATAATAATGGTGCTGAATGGTGTAATTATGGATGGTCAGCAAATCAACTAGCATTATTCCCAACTCAGAAAAAAACATATGATAAATTACAAACTATAGAAGGTCATGAAAATGATTGTGGTAGAACTGGTATTAATGGTGGTTATATAGCAAATCCAAACGTAAAATTTGGAGTAAATTGTTATGGCTATAAACCAAAAATAACGGGAGACGAAGAAGAATTAATGAAAAAATCTACACCATACCCTGAAACAGCAGAAGATATTGCTTTTCAAAAGAAAGTAGATTTATTTAAAAATAATTTAGAACAAATATTAGTTTCGCCATTTAATAATGATTTATGGAGTGAATTATAATATGGTGTGAATTATAATATTATAGTTCATAATATCTAATCTTATTATATTTAATCATCAAATAGAAATCAATTAATGTATAAAGCAAAGTAAAGTACATTAAAAACTTTAAAAATTTAGTACAAATATATTGAATTTGATAATAAATGTACGAGCCATATTTAATAACATGAACGATAATATATACTTTTTCTGTATTTTTTATCATGTTTTTTCTACAAATCGGACATTTTTTATTTTTATCAAACCACGTTGTTAAACAGTCAACATGTACGGTTCCATTACATTCGCAATTTTTCATATACAATGACTGTTGTTGTAAATAAATAGGTTTCAACCCGTTTATCATGTGATTTTCAAAACAAATAAAACAATCGATGTTTAAATTATTATCATACATAGGATAATTATCATCATAATGTTCTGTAACTGTATAAATCATATTTATATTAAATGAATACTTTAATATAAATAACTTATTTTATTTTCTTCTTTTTGTATATTTTTTCCTCTCAGTTCTGTGTTTTCTTGTTATTTTCTTCTTCAAACTTTTTTCTTGTTGAATATTATGCTCCTTAACAAGTTCTAATAATTTATTATGTAAATCATCATCAATTACATCATCATCTTCACTATCAGAATCATGTTGTACTTCATTATATTTACCGCCGATAATACGATTATTATATGATAAAGCCCAATTAGGAATTACAAGATCATCAAATAAATCTGAAACTTTTTCATTTTTACCACCAAATTGCTGGTTATTAACGGTCATAATAGGAGAAAACCCTGATTTCATCATAAAAGATTTGACACTAAATCCTCCAGAATGGACGCCTCCTTCAATATCACTATTAATAACTAAATCATCTGGTCCCATATAATTAATTTCACTCATATAAATAATTGATATATAATTTAATTATTAGAAAACCGCTTTATTTCTGGAACAATTTTTACCTCTCGTTTTTGTTTAATATGTTCCATAATAAGTTGTACTTGAGACTCGTTTTTAATTATCTCTCCAAGTGTTTTCTCTAAATATTTAAAAGTAAGTGGTTCAGGAACTTTTGTATTTACAAATTTCAACTTTCCATCACCAAGTTGGACCATAGAATTAGAGAGATTATTCGATACTGCGTAATTTGTAATATTTTTTTCAAGTGAATTTCTTTTTTCTCTCAACTCCTTCGCACGCTCATTTATTTCCTTAAGTTGATTATCTAATTGAACCCATTGTTTTATCTGGTTCTCAAAGTTCATATTATTAATATAATAATCAATATTTAAATGATTTAAATCTAAAACAATATTTTATTAAATGATTAATAGTTTTGTTTATATTATGAATAAAGGTGAATTTGACGGTCATTGTGGTTATATTACACATTATTCATTGTTTATTTATGATGATTCTGATTCCTCTATAAAAGTAGATGAAGACAATTATGTAAGTTGTACTGAATGGGAATATCCTTCAAATACATGTCCAAATATAGATTTACACAAAAAATATTTAATATGTGAAAATAATAGATATGGATTTTTACAAGATAATAAAACACAATTTTTTGATGAATTTAAATCTGGTTATATTTTACAACAACTTAAAGAAATAGCATTTGAGAGAATTATTATATTATAAAATTAATAAAATAATTTTATTTAATGTCTGCGATGTCTGCGAGTGTGTCTTCTGCCACCCCTCTTACGTCTATAGGTTTGTTGTAATCCAAGAATAGCAGCAGGAACAATAGCTTGGTTAATAACCTCACCTAAAAATCCTCCTCTTTTACGTCTGCGTCCAGCACTTTGAACCAACGATAAATTGCTACTATTAGGCATGTGCGATGATGGTATAACATTTTGTCCTTGCGCACCAATAATAACATTTCCTGGAACGTGACCATAAGCACCGCCTTGCTCAAATGTTCTAGCTAATTGAGAGTCAACTGGACCATTAACAAACGCACCGTATGTTGTTGCTGAACTATATGCGCCGCCAGCCATTCTGCGACTTCTTCTACTATGTCTACGACTTCTATGTCTTCTTGCCATTATATAGAATATTGAGAATAAAAATAAATCATTTGCCTAAATTTATTTTATAATAATTTGTTTACAAGTTCCCTGTTTCTTATAATTAAAATTAAAATAATAAGAATTGCTAATATCATTATAAAAATTAGAAATACAAGTGAAACAGTAATATAAATATATGGATTAATTTCATACAATATAAAATCAATTACCGGTTTTAATAACATTTTAAATTCATTTTTTATATCCTCCCTCTTCAAAATATCTAAACATTGCTGAACAATTGAATCCTTCATAAATAATTAGAAGAGAATTAATATAATATTTTTGCGTGTTAAAAATATTTAAATTTTTTCTTTATTTTGAATAATATGGATAATATTATTGAACCAAATGAATCATTTGATTTTACAAAACTTTCTTTAGCGCATCCAGTTGGTATTCAAGGTGGCGCTTATTTTACGAAGATTGAATATAATAAGAACCCATTATATATACAAACTTTAAAGAGTTTGACTAGACAAGGTTTAGTAAAAACAGGTAAAAAGTATTACTGTGATTTAATGTTTGATAAGAATTCAGAATCTATCATTCATTGGTTTGAAAATTTAGAGGATAAATGTCATAAATTAATTTATGAGAAAAAAGATGCTTGGTTTCAAGGTAATTTAGAAGAAAATGATATAGAGACGGCTTTTAATCCTTTAATACGTATTTATAAATCAGGTAAGTATTATTTGCTAAGAACGAATGTAAAAAATACAAAAGATGACATTCCTGCTGTTAAAATTTATAATGAAAAAGAAATAACTTTAGGAATTAATGACATAACTCCTGAAACAGAAATTATTAGTATTTTAGAGATACAGGGAATTAAATTTACATCAAGAAATTTTCAAATTGAAATAGAACTAAAACAAATGATGGTTCTTGATAATGAACCGATATTTGATAATTGTTTAATTAAAACAAATAAAAAGAATCAAAAACCTTTAGAAGAAATTAAATATGAAAATGTAATTAATCAAAATATTAATGAGATTAAATTAGAACCTGATAATAAATTAGAACCCGATAATAAATTAGACACAGATAATAAATTAGAAACAGATAATAAATTAGAAGATGAAGAAAAAACACATATAAAGGATACTGAAAGTAATAAATTCCAATCAAACCTATTTGAGAATTTAGATTCTTTAGAAGAAATTGAACCATTAGATTTATTACAACCAGATGAGCCAAAGCACGAAGAAAATATAAATTTGGATATTGAATTTGAAGATTTAATGGAAGATATTCAGGAAAATAATGATATACTCAAAGAAATGAATAACGATGATTTACATTTAGACAATAATGTATCAATGAAATTAAAAAAGCCTAATCAAGTTTATTTTGAATTATATAAGGAAGCTAGGAATAAAGCAAAACAGGCGAAGAAAAATGCTATTTTAGCTTATTTAGAGGCAAAGAATATTAAGAAAACATATATGATAGAAAATATGAATGATAGTGATAGTGATTTTGACGCCGAAATAGATGAAGCTTCAGAAAGTGAATTGGAAGGACTTTAAGAAAGTTTTAGGATAAATTAATATTAATCATAAAAATTATTTTATCATTAATTTTATATAATGAGTGTCTCTTTAAAGAAACTATGGAATGACTACGGAATTGGAGCTATTATTATTCTATTAATTGTTGCCTATGTTGTTTATGCCTTTGCTGGTTATTTAGGAGCTAAGGGTATGCCTGGTCCTGAATCAAACGCACAAATGCAACCTCAATATAAAAACCCAAATGCTGCTTATTCGGGCGCCGTTCAACCTTCTCAACCTCTAGGACAAAATGAAGTTTACGCTTCTGCTAGTGGTATCCAAACCTCTATGCCAGGTGTTCCTTCTTCTTGTTCCAGTCCTAATGTCACCAATCCTGCCGAACTTTTACCTAAGGATACCAACTCTCAATGGGCTCAACTAAACCCTTCTGGTAAGGGCGAATTGGCTAACATTAACTTGTTAAAGGCTGGCTATCACATCGGCATCGATACTGTCGGACAAACATTGAGAAATGCTAACCTTCAAATTCGCTCTGAACCACCTAACCCACAATTAAATGTGGGGCCCTGGAATTTATCAACAATCGAAAGCGACTACATGAGGCCGCCTTTGGAGATTGGTTCTGGTCCGCAATAAATTTTAATAAATTAAAAAATAAAATTTATGGTGTCGTCAGTCTCATTTAACTAATATCAAAATCTTTATATTCATTGTTTTTACACATATAAATATTTTGAACTCTATTTTCATTTGTAATTTTTTCTATATTTTCACATAATTCAGACAACCAGTCATATTTATCTTTAAATACGTCTTCTTGTAATATTCTAATAACTGAAAAACCATTTTCATTAGCACATTTCATTTTATATAAATCCCGCTTTCTATTATGTTCTGGAGTTTTCCATTTAGCTACTTGTTTCCAATGTTGTTCGCCGTCTTGTTCAACGATTATCTTTCTATCTTCAATTACAAAATCAAAAGGTAAATGTTTCTTATCTTTACACCAATCAACCTTATACTGACTTTTTAAAGATGGGTATTTTTCACTTAATATTTTATTTAATTTATCTTCTGTTTTATATCTACATTTTGGACACCAAGAACCATCTGTAATATGATATAATTTACTTTCAAATTCATTCGTACATTTATCACAAGTAAACCAAAATTTTTCAGCACTACTTTTAAAAACTTCTATTGGTTTCTTTTTATTTTTACTAGACCAGTTTATACTTCTCTCTATTGAAGCAAAAGATTTATAATAACAAGTAAGACAATTCTTATCTGAAGAACACATTACACGATTATGACAATAGTTACAAGCATTGCCTCTTGTTATATGACTTAATCTCTGTTTAAATGTATGATTACATTTACTACAATCAAATAAATATTCTTTATGTGAATTTTTAAATACTTCTTCTGGAAAATATTCATTTTTATTAGACCAAATTTTACTTCTCTCTACTGAAGCAAATGATTTATCAAAACAAATTTTACAATTTATATCTTTATTACACAATTTTTTATTAGCACAATACATACACCATCTACCTACATTAATATTGTTTAATTGAATGTCAAACTGGTGACCACATTCACAATCAAACCAGAATTTTTTATGTGAATTCAGTGATACCTCATTAGGTTTTAAAGTATTTCTATTAGACCAAAATTTAGATTTCGGATGACTGTCAAATCTCGACATTTCTTGTTATCTATCTAACAAGAAATAATTTTAACTCAATTTTATAAAATATTTAAATACAATTCATTATATATTTTATGGAACAAGAACTATGTCCTATTTGTATTGAAAATCCAGCAGAGAACTATACAGAATGTAATCATTCATTTTGTATAGGCTGTTTATGTCGAATTACAAAATGCGCGATGTGTCGTAAATCTTTATTAAAAGCTGAACTATGTAGAGAGATAAAACAAAATTTTGAGAGAAAAATGAATTCAAATTCAGATCCAGAAATAGAATCACTGAGTGACATTTCAATATATGAAGAAGAGTATATTAATTATGAAAATAGTATAGTAAATCAACTAGATGAATATAGTCCATTTATTTCTAATTACGGTCAATTTCCAAGCGACCCAATTATAGATGATTTTAGTATAATACCAAGATGGAGTGACGATACTTCAATTACTAGACAATATTTAAATAGAACATCAAATCATAATTTATTGGTGACACAATACTCTGGTATAATAGGAAGATTAGAAGATGGACTTTCATATCGTCCTAGTAGAATACCACATACTAGACATTATGATTGGTTAAACATTAATTGAATTAAATAAAACATATAAAAGGTAACAACTATATAATATATAGTATAATGCAACTTGTAGATATCGGTGAGGACTATACAACCTTATTTGGAAGTCGTCTCGCTCAAAATGATAATTTTTTATTTGTATCTGGAAATGGATATAATATATATAATGGATTAGTTACAGTATATCATAACAATTTTACTACAGACGATGATGGCAGAATACAAAAATTTATTCATTCTACCATAACATCACCCAATTTTTTAAATTTAAATTTTGGCACAACTCTTTATGCTACAAATGAGTTTCTTTTTGTTGGTGGTATTAGTTATGATGTTTATCATGGTATTGTTTATATATTTAAATATAAATATAATAGGTGGTTATTAATACAAACATTGACTTCATCTGATTCAAAAAATTTATTAGGATTTGGCAATCATATATTTGTAACCAATAAAAATACGTTAAATATAGGCACTTTTTATGGTGAAATATATAAATATTCTTACAATGAATATAATGAAAATTTTATATTTGAAAATATATTAGAATCTGTAAAAAAATTAGATGTAAATAATATTATATTATCTGACGGATATGATAATATTATATTATGGCATTTATCATTACTTCAAGCGTGGAATTATCAAAGTCAAACTTGGATTGAACTAGATAATATATCAAATTGTTTAAAAATAGAGATAAATAATAATAAATTATACATGTCATGTAACGATGAAATATTAGTTTATGATATCATATATGACATAAATAAAAATATACAACAATATAATTTTTATCAAACAATTCATATTGAAGAATCTTATTTTGCTAAAAGTTTTTATGTGGGAAATGATATATTGCTAATAACCGGAAATAATAACATTTATCATTATGAAGTAAAAAATAAATTATGGGAACTTAAAGAAAATTATTTAATTCAAAATGATATAACAAGTGATTATGTAGTTCAATTAGTAAATGATTATATCGCTGTAGGGAATTATGAGTTTAATGACTTACAAGGCGCGCTATGGTTATATAAAATGGATACGATTACTACCCCTGATACTAGTAATGTGAATAATATTAATAATATAAATATTAGTAATTTTTTGTTTAACAGAATTGGATTATGTATTTTATTATTATTTTTAGGATGTGCGATAACGATATTTTTAATTTTATTTTGTTATTATTTAGTGTATTTATTAACACCAAAAAATGATGACAAAAAGAAAAAGGATAAAGAGGAAGAAGAATCACCATACAAAGTATATTCTTATATTGGATATGTAGAAACTGACGATGTTCCTCCAATAATATATCCATCAAACCAAACACCTTATTATTTTTATTATCCAACAACACCTACGATATTGAATTCATATGTTAACACAGATATGAATAAACCTAACGGTGAAAAAGAAGAGTATGTAACATCTAACGAAAAGGTAGCATCTTATAAAGGTTATACTTATGATTATATTAAGCAACAATATCAAAAAAATGTATATCCTATTTTACAAGACATAAAAGATAAAAAGAAAAACATTTAATATTTATTTTCTATATCTTCTTGTTCTACTTTTTCTTTGTTTTCTACTCTTTCTTTGCTTTCTACTCTTTCTTAGTTTTCTTCTACGTTTTCCTCCAACATACTGATGTTGTAATGATTCATGTGTTGCTTCAGCTATTGCTGATTTTGTTTCCATATCATCATTATTAATAGCATCGTTAACAGTTTCCCAGTTCACCATGTTATACGGATGACCGCGAGCTATCCTTAAATATTCATCAATTATTTCTTGATCGCCATTAGATATTAAATCTCTAAGTTCATTTAATAAATCTATATGAAAACCTAATTGTGAAAAATCTATAGTCTGTCTTTCTTCTCCTGGAGCTACCATATATTATAACATAATATTATATTTTAACATTATAAATATTTGGAAACATACCTAAAACAGGAACCCTCCAACCATAATATTTAAAATCTAACTCATCACTTTCTTTAATATTATACCAATCTTCAATTGAGTTCCATTTCCAATACCAAAAACTATTATTAACATTATAATGATTGCCATATTCATCTATAACCATAAATTCAGTAAATCCATTTCTTACCATTTTATATTTTTTTATAATTCTAGACTTTTCACTCTTTTCTGTCCCCAAAGCATAAATTCCATGAGGTAACGAACCTAATATTAGTAACGAACCTGCTATTTTTATTTGAACTGAATTATTAATTTGATATCTATTATCATTTAAAAAAATATATCTAAAACTATTTAAAAATATTCTTGAAAAGTTATTTGACATTTAATATCTATTGTTGTAATAGTTTTAAGTATATTTTATAATGATTTAAAAATATATTAATTTATTATATAATGAAATATTCTTTTTTATTTCTTCTTTTTTCATTTCTCTCTATAACATTTGGAGATAACATGTTTTTAGAAAAACCAGCTCAACCTAATGATATGAAAGACTTACTTAATTTAACAACAGGGGGACCATATACTTATTCACAATCAGGTCATCATTTTTATGGTGTCGGATATGATGGAACTTACATTGATACTTATGGTTGTTGTTCAGGTCAATCAGGGTCTTGTCGAAATAATCCTTCATGTCAGTGTAAGGTATCAGTAGGTCCATTACCACAAGGTACATACACTTTAGGAAATATGATGACATTTAAAGGCATGCCATATTGTTATGAGTTATTTCCAGCATCAACTAACAATATGTGTGGGCGTTCTGGGTTTTTAATTCATGGTGGCGATTGTTCTGGAAACCCATCAGAAGGATGTATTGTTATTCAAGACCAAAATATTCGTTATAAAATTAAAAGTGGGGCTACATTAAAAGTAGTATCATAATTAATTTATGATTTATTTACGTTTATAAGTTTTATTCTTTTTAATTTTTCTTTTGTTTGTTTTTTTCTTTCCTCCAATAACTCTTTGTGTTAAAAATGAAAAATCTATAGTAGTTGTATCCGGGTTTACTTGTTTTTCCATAACAGTTTCATCTGGAAATTTTTTTCCACATACATCATCTATTTGAAAACCCATTCTTTGATAACGAGGAACTAAAAACCTAGCATTTTCTATCGGGTCATTTTCGACAAATAATTTTATATTTCTCTTACCTAAATTTTGAACCACTAATTGTTCCATTAACATAAACATTACTTCGACCGGTGCGCCAGTTGAACCTCGTGTTGTTTTTTCTTGTAAAATGACATCGTCTGGCGATATTTTACAAACGTCATTTATCCAAACATCAGGTCCTTTTTTAGTTTTACACCAATTATAAATCTGTAAAGTTCCAGATGCTACATTATTAATATTAGAAACACTAACAATAAAAAAAGCACTTACATCATTATCAATGATAGTTTTTCTAATTATTTCTTCATCTGTATCTAAACACAATTTTCCTTTATATTTTCTGTTTCCAAAATATTTGATTATATCATTAATGTCATCTTGACTAGTAAAAGGTGCTATATAAATTGTACAGTCATAATCTAAACCTTGATAATTAATTTTAAATTCAAATTTACTATTACTATTATTATTTATAAAATTACGTGCTGGCATATATAAAATAAAAATATTTTATATTAATAATATATGAAAAAACATAGTATATTTTTTTATATATTCTTAGGATTTATATTATTATTATGTTTGATAATTTATTATCAATCTGACGCATATGATTTAAAATGTATAATATCATCTAAAGATGGAAATAGATATTGCGTTAGAGAACGTCAAAAAATGGAACTTGCGGCAGATCTTTTAGCAGATGTAACACAAAAGATGAAAGATACAGTGAATTATTTGAAACAAAAACACGCTGAAGATCCGCGCACAATAAGATTAGTAAAAAATTTCAACCCACAGAAAATAACTGAAACGTTGCCAACAAGTGAATTAACGGCTTATAGTGAAAATAAAGGAGAGAAAATAGCGTTCTGTTTAAATAAAACTAAAAATGGGTCTAAATTAATAGATATAAATACTTTAACATTTGTTGCTCTGCATGAATTATCACATGTAGCAACTGAATCAGTCGGACATAATCAAGATTTTTGGCAGAATTTTAAATGGATATTACAATCCGCCAAAGAAGCGGGTATTTATGCGCCAATTGATTATAAAAAATATCCAGAAGAGTACTGTGGAATGAATATTAATGATAATCCATATTATGATTTAGTATAAATATATTATTTTGTTTAAATAATATAAACTAAAAATACTAGTTTAATACAATGGAATTTATATATTTAATGATTAATGGTTCTAATTGGGAAAATATGATAATATTTTTAACAAAGGAAGAAGCAATAGAATCGTCTATTAAGTATCCAAATAGAAGAGTAGAAATTTTTAGAAAATCTTATTTAGGATACGAACCAACTTATGATTTTTATAAACAAGGTAGATTATTTGTTTTAACTGAGTAATTTTTTCTAAATTATATATATAATGGAAGGGGCTCTTACTCATCTTTTTCACGCGTTTATTATTTTTGTAATACTTTACGTAATAATGCGATTTGGTTTAAAACAATCTCAAAATATGTCTTTGAATAGAAGTTTAATTATAGGTGCGGGTGCTCTAATTTATATGATTTTATTCGGTCATGGATTACCATTTCACATTAATCGTGTTTAAATTATTTTTAATTTAATTGTATAAAATGAATTAAAAATAATAATTTATTTATATATATGTCTTCAAACGAATCAACTATTAGTTCAATAAAATCATTAGATAAACCTTTAGATAATATTATTTATAAAGTAAAAAGGTTAGTTGATAATAATATTGACACCATTTATATATTTTATGGAACTGGAGAAACAAGGTCTGAAGAAGAACTTATTAAAACAATATTTAGTGACAAAGAATCTGATGAAATAGCAGCAAATAAATCAAAAATAGTTTTTAGTAAACAACGCTTATACCCTGACGATTCAATAGCAACAATTAAAATTAAAATACTTAATGAGTTATCTAATATTGACGTTTCTATTGAAGAAATTTATTTATTTTGTAAAAAAATAGAAACATTAAATTCTGTTTCAGTATATCAATCATTGACTCAAAATACTAAAATTGCTTTAACCAGATTGCGACTTGAACAATTTATCGATAATATCTGTTGTGATTTAGAAGGCAACGCTTTTCCAAAACCTGAGGACAAAGATATATATTCATATGATGATATTTTTGAGATGAAAATTGATAATAAAGATTATATTGTTAATAAAGTATTGGGGCAGAAATTTTTTATTGTAGAAAATGAATATCCGTTTGTTTGTAATCCGTTTGATATTAAAGAATATGATAAATTTTTCGAACAAAATTCAAGAAAATCACTATCAACACTTAATAATCATCTTCTTCTTAATTCAGGTAAAATTGTTGACAACACTATTTACTTATGTTTAGCACAAGATGTATTATCGTCTGTAGAACAAAAAGATTTATCACAACAAACAACGATTAAAATTTATTATCCATTTATTTATAATAAAAATATCTTATCACTTGAAGACTTAGAGAGAAACCGTGCTAAATTAATTGAAGCAAATAAAAAATTTAACAATGAAAAAACACTTAATCTATTTAACACCGTAAATATGTTTTATGACATTTATGATTTAAGAACTAAAGAATTAAACTATGTTGAAAAAGGTATCAAATTTATTAAGGCTATTATGAAACCAGAATTCAGCGTTAGAATCCCACTTGAAATTATATTTAAAATAGTACACGCTACTGAAATAAATCCGTTGATTAAATATAATCCATCAAGTAGACAAGAAAATATTTATAGACTTTATGCTGATAAATTATCTGTAGATGGACGCAAAATACCTTTCTTAAAAAAAGCAGTCATTTTTAGACTCATGAAAACAATCGCTAGGACCAAATCAGTTTCAATATATATTCAAACTAAAGATGACCAAATTTTAAATTGTGAATTTGATGAAGAAGGATATATTACTATGACTGCTGAATTTAATACTCTTATTGACATTTCTGAAATTGATGAGATCTTTAGAAATTTAATTAATCCAGTTATTCAAGAAATTAAGAGTGTTTTAGAACAAAGTGGATATAAATTAAGTTTGTTTAATAGTTTAACTGATCACAATGTTGAAATAAAATTAATGACATATGAAACTAATATTTCTTTATCAAAATCGTTTGATATTGATGCTTATAAGTCTTGTATTTCTAGTATTTTTATAAATGAGACTAATCGTTTAAAATCTGATAAGATGAATTTAAGATTTAAACGTGTTGCAAATTTTAGTAAATTTACTAGTCAAGAAGTTTTTGTTCTTGAAAAATCAGAACAAGGATTGCGAGGAGATGAAATTATTCAAGCATTATTAGAAAATTTTCCGGATGATTTGACACGGGAACAAGCGACTGAATTAGTCGTTAAAATTGCTAATGAATTGGAGGTTGAAAGAGGTGTTAGAAAATCTGACATTAAAATTAAAGAAAATCCTGGATTTAAAACTGAAATTACATTTGACAATAAAAGTGCTATCTTAAAAATTGTAACCGAAAATATTAATAATATTAATTATCTTTACACATTGCCAATTTATTTAGATACAATTGTTAGACTTACACAAGATAAAAGTTCTACTAAATATCCAATTCAAGAAATTAACAAACTGTGCGGAGGTCCAGAAAGTGTTGATATTGTTTTTCCTGAAATTACATCATCGACTGAATTGTCAGCAAAAGAAGGTGAAGATGCTGAAATCGAAGGAGATGAGAGTATTGATTATGTTAAATATGTTGATGTTGAAAAGGAAAAACCTAAAGGAGCTTTCAGTTTATTTTTTGATGAAGATGAATCAGATGAGAATTATGAATCTCAAGGTGGTAATAATAATTTCGAGGGAGGTCAAATTTCGTCAGAAGAATCAGTTTCTACTGAATCTGATGAAAAGACGACAAAATTAAAATATGGAAATGTTACAGTTCCAACGGGTATTTCATCACCTAATCAATCTTTATCAGAAGAATCTGTATCATCTGAAAAAATTGCTTCTCTAGGTTCACTCGCAAAAGACTCGCTTGAATTAATCTCATCAGAAAAATCTTTGTCGAGCATTAAAGTTGATGATACACCATCTGAAGAGTCAGTCGCATCAGAAAAATCTTTATCAAGTATTAAAATTGCTTCACCATCTGAAGAGTCAGTCGTATCAGACAAACCTTTACCATCTGAAGAATCGGTCATATCAGACAAACCTTTATCAAGTATTAAAATTGCTTCACCATCTGAAGAATCAGTTGCGTCAGAAAAACCTTTACCATCTGAAGAATCGGTCATATCAGACAAACCTTTATCAAGTATTAAAATTGCTTCACCATCTGAAGAATCAGTTGCGTCAGAAAAACCTTTACCATTTGAAGAATCAGTCACATCAGAAAAATCCTCACCATCTGAAGAATCGGTTGTATCAGAAAAACCTTTACCATTTGAAGAATCAGTCGCGTCAGACAAACCTTTATCAAGTATTAAAATTGCTTCACCATCTGAAGAATCGGTCGCATCAGACAAACCTTTACCATCTGAAGAATCAGTCGCATCAGAAAAATCCTCACCATCTGAAGAATCGGTCGCATCAGAAAAATCTTTATCGAGTATTAAAGCTGATGCAACACCATCTGAACAACCAGAAGCAGTTTTATCTCCAATTAAAGATGAATCAGTAGAATCTAAAAAAGTAACAAAGAGAAAAATGATTATAGAAAGCTCTTCAGAAGAAGAGGAAAAATCAGATGAAGAAGAGGAAAAATCAGATGAAGAAGAGGAAAAATCAGATGAAGAAGAACCAGATGAAGAAGAACCAGATGAAGAATCTGAAGAAGAAGAAATTAGAAATATAGATGGTATTAAATTAAATAAACCATATTATTTTCAAACATTAATTGAGAAAAAAGACCCAATACTTATAGTGAAAGAGGACTCTAAAGAATATAACGCATATTCTAGAACTTGTAGTTCAGATAAAAGAAGACAGCCTATTATATTAACAGATAATCAATTAGAAAAAATAAATGAAGAACATCCAGGATTTTTAAGAGAACAAGATGTTATAAAATATGGTTCAGATAAAAAACATCAATTTAATTACATTTGTCCGCGCTATTGGTGTTTAAAAAGTAATACTTTTATTAATCCAGAGGATATTAAAGTAGTTAATGGTGAAAAGGTTCATAAACCGAAGAAAGGTCCTTCATGTGGTAAGGTTTTACCAAAGAAAGAAAACAAAGTAAAACCAGGATATTATATTTATGAATTTAATGATAACGCTTATCCTGGTTTAATACCCGATAAGCACCCAAATGGGTTATGTTTGCCATGTTGTTTTAAACATTATAATACCAAAGGAAGAATAGTAGCAAAAGAAAAATGTCTAGAAAATAAAAAAGTCCAAGATGATGAACCAGAAATTAAAAAAATACAAGACGTTTCAAAATCTGAAGAATATATTCTTGGTCCAGAAAAATTTCCTTTAGAGTCAGGACGTTGGGGATATTTGCCTCCAGAAATTCAAACAATTCTTCATGAAATAAATGCTGACTGTCAAGTAAGTAAAACAAATACAAATATAAAAGAAAATCATCCTTGTTTATTAAGACATGGTATTGAAGTAAATAAAAATCAATCCTTTATAGCCGCAATTTCTGATGTTATTTTCTTTGGTAAAAGAGTAATCGATGAGGACAATAAACTTACCACAAAGACTTCAAAAGTATTAACTATAACTGAAATGAGAGAAAGGATAATAAAAGCAATCGATATTGATTCATTTATAAAATATCAAAATGGAAACCTGGTTAATGATTTTTATGATGAACATAGAAAAGTTAATATTGAAAAATATAAAACATCGAAATTATATTCAAAAATGAATTTTGACAATAAAGAAGAATTAGTATATTTTGAGAGAGTGATAAGTGCTTTTGAAAATTTTACTCTTTTCTTACAAGATGATGAAGTAATGATTGATCATACTTATTTATGGGATATTATTTCAATGCCTAATAAATACTTATTTCCCCAAGGTGTAAATTTAGTTATTTTTCAAATTCCACATGAAGATATAACAAATAATGTTCAATTAATTTGTCCTACGAATCATTATTCATCAGAATTTTATCAAGTTATAAAACCAACAATTATACTTATAAAAGAAGATGGTTATTATGAACCTATTTATTCTTATTTGTTTGATGGTAAAAAACTAATTATTACAAAAGAATTTAAAGAACGTGATCCGCATTTATCAAAAACAATGAGAGCTGTATTCAAAGATTTAATTAAACCATTTTTTGAGTCAATTTGTAGACCATTAGAGAGTATGCCGAATGTTTATAAGGCAAAGCGACCATTATTGTTATATGATTTAGTTCGAAAATTAGATAAATATGAATATAAAATAAAAAAACTAGTAATGAATTTTAATAATAAAATAATAGGTATTTTGGCTCAGGAACCAAGTGGTTCAGAAAAAACCGGGTTTATACCATGTTATCCATCCGCATTAAATGAAAACTTGAAGAAGGATTTAGACTATGTTTTTATGAATGATTTATCATTATGGACTACATATACTGAAACGATTCAATTTCTAAATAGATTAAATAAAAGAAGTAAAAAGCGTAGAGACGAACCGGATATACCTTGTAAACCAGCATTTAAGATAATAGAAGATGAACTTGTTGTTGGAATATTAACAAACACAAATCAATTTATACAAATATCTGAACCAATCCCACCAGACCAAATTATACCAGAACTTGATTTGCCATCCATTACAGACGAAGATTATATAGTAAATCCAAAATCAAAACCAATGGTACAAAGTGATATAAAAATTATTACCGAACAAACAGTTGATGTCGAGAGGGAAGATTATATAAAAAGACTAAAATTAGAAACAAGTTTTTATAATGTTTTTAGAAATACGATTAAAATTTTAATAAATAATTATGAAAATATTAAATCTAGAGAGAAGATTGAAAATGAGTTATTAAAGGAATATATAATTTATTCATCTAAGTTGGAGAATGTTGTACAACTTTTAAAAGAATTAGTTGGAAATAAAATTCAATTTATAGGTGACGAAAATTATTATAAAGTAATAAATGAAGTTTCAACATGTATAGTTAAAGATAAAAATAAATGTACAGCTACACCAAATTTATGTGTAGTTACTGAAAATGGTAAATGTAACATTGTATTGCCCGAGAAAAATTTAATTACAAATAAAAATAATAAACCTATATATTTTGGCAGAATGGCCGATGAATTGATTAGATATAATAGAATTAAATCATTTATGCTCCAACCACAAATTTATCTATCTTTTGGAAATATTGGTTATAATTTAAGGGATAATGAAATAATTCTGGTTCAGTCGTCATTAACCCAAGAATATTTTGAAAATTTAATTCCTGCTGTTACTAATAAATATGTTAAACACAATTCTTATGATGAGGCTAACCCAGTTATAACACAAGATTATGAAAATAAAATACCTTCATTAGATCAGGCAATTGGAATAAAAAATCAAAAAATATGTGATAAAGTTGAGCATGACAAAATTACATCGTCACATTGGAAAAATTGTTTTCCAGAAGATTATAGTGAAATTGAATATAGTAAATATAATTTCTGTACGTTTAATTTTATAATTGACTTAATTGATAGAAAAACTGGAGAGAAACATACAACTAATCAAATTAAGAATGAATTATTTAATGAATATAAAAAATACTTGGAAGATTATAAAGATAAAATAATTGATATGTTGATTATTGAAGGTAAAAAAACATTAGGTGATCAGGTTATTGCGGAAACACTATCATTTTCTAGTTTAATTTATACAGATAATTATTTTTTAACACCATTAGACATATGGTTATTGGTTAATAAATTTAAAATACCTACTATATTTATTTCACAAAAATATATTTTACAAAGTAAATACGAAAAACATGAGTTTGTAGCATATGGAGATAGAGATGATAAATTTGCGTTTGTTATTTTACCTGGACTTAGACCTGAGAATGTTCCTAACTATAAATTAGTTAAAAGCGATAAAGGAGATATATTTATTCCAATTGATAAATTAAATCAAGATTGTATTGATAAAATAGAAGAGGCAGTAAGAAATAAAGTAACAATAGAGGATTATTTAGAGGGTTTTAAAATGCCAACAGTCTATAAAAAGAAGAAACCCATACCATTTAGAATTGAATCTGACGAAAGTATTGAAGTTAAACCTAATAAAAAGAAAATTATACTTGAAAAAACGGAACCCATTTCAGTTGAAGAATCAATAACAATGCCATCAAAAAAACAATCTAGAAAGGTTGTGATAAAAGGAGAACCAAAAAATAAAACAAAGAGAAAACCAGATATTAAAAAGAAAAAATTTTTAATAATTGATAGTTCAGATGCTGAATCTGTTTAACTTATTGAATCGTTATCATAATATTCTTCATCATCTTCTTCATAATCTTCTTCATAATCTTCATCTTCTTCTTCATCTTCTTCATCTTGATTTGAAATAAATGGTAATGTTGTGGGTTGGTTAAACACTAAATTGTTTGTTTGAGTTTGAGGTAATAATTCATCATAAAAATCATTCTCTCCATCATCAGTTTCGTTATCTTCAATAATAAAATCATCATAATTATAACTTAAATGATTCTTGACAAATTTTTCACTATCATAAGATTCAAATTTTTTATGTTTTGTAATAAATTCGAAATGAGATTTTACTCTTTTAACTTTAGATTTTGTATATATCGTTTTCATTTTATATATTTTTCTACCGAATTGCGGATTAAATCTCTGAAATTCATAAAGTTTTTTTTCAAGTTTCCTGATTGATTCAATCTTATTTTTATTTACTAAAGAATAAAATGATTCTAATTCTAAATATAAATATGGTTTCATAATTCTAATTAATAAATCGTCAGGAAATTCGTCATGAATAATAATTTGTTTATTCTCTTTTTTAACCTTTACATTAAAAGCATTAATCATATTTTTAATTCTATGTTTAAGAATTGAGTTCGTTGAATTTTTTAAAAAATTAGTAATTGCATGTTCTCTCAAAACATATTCATAAGAATCAAGAAATTCAGTCATGTTAAAATTACACTTAACAAATTTTAAGAAAAGATCTATGTAGTCATGTTTAATAAATTTAATATTGGTATTAAAAATAAGTTTAAAGTAAATATAGTATAATATGGATTTTCCGAAAGGAATATTATTATAAGGATTTTTAATAACTAAAGGTTCAGAGAAAAAATTATAGCAATTTGTTAGAGATGTATAAATAATTTTAAGCAATTCATCAATTCTAAATAAATATCTCGAATTAAAATGATAAATAGATAATATATTTTCTGAATCTTGTGAAATAGTATTTAACTGGAGGTCTGTATCAACTATCAATTTAGATTTTTTGTATTTTATATTATAAAAAAATCTATTAAGAGTGTGATAAATTTTTTGAATTTTATAAAATAGATTAATAAATTCCACTCTATCAACTGATTTATCAGACAAATAAAAATTATCTATTGTTTTAATGTAAAAATCAAATTTATTTTTATAAACATTATTTTTTATATTATCATCTAAACAACCATAAAAAATTTTACAAATTCTATTTGTATTATCAGAATTATCATACTTATATGAAAAAATATTATTTTGATTATTTATAACTTTATTCACGATTAAATTAAATGTTGTCATAGTCTATTTAAATAATATAAATAGTTATTTTTATATTATTAAACTTTAATAAATTTTAAAATCCAGGATTATAAGTATTATCATCTCCCATATTTTCTGGTCTAATAGTAATAACATTATTTTGAATAGCAATTTTATTTGGAGCACATGGGTCTTCTGGATTATCCATATCACCAAAGAATTTCTCAATCTCTTCATTAACATCAACATATTTATATTCACTAGCCGCTTCAAGTTTCTCCATTTCATCAATATCTAATACTACTTGAAATGCTGCTGTTCCAAAATGACCTTCTTGACCGCACATAACATTTGCCGAAACACCTCTCAATGTATCTAGTTCAGCATGTCTAGCCGCTTTTAAGAACATTTCTGGTGTCTCTTCAAATGACGCTTTAGCAATTGGTCCAATATTATCATTATTAATGCCATGTCTAAATATAGAAATTAATTTATGTGAAAACGTCATTCTATCAACTAATACACTATAATTGTGGTAATTAATATATGTTCCATCGAACTCAACAACCTCAACCAATTCATTATAAATTGCTTGTCTGGCTGCTTCAATGCCAAGAACATTATAAATTTCAATAATATCATTACTCAATGTTCTAGTGTTATCAATATAGTCTAATCCTAGAACATCTAACAAATTAGTGCCAATTGTATCTAGAACCCAAATATCTTGTTTCTTATATAAACCATTAACCTCGACTACATTATCAATTACCTTTCTTAAAATAACTTTATTAATTTTTTCAACTCCTCTTAATACAACTTTTTGTAAGAGTTGATCTTGGAAATTCTTTAGAATATAGATTTGGTCTGTTTGATCTAGTGGATTTACTTTGGTTTTTTTCTGTCCGGCTTTACCTCCCGAAGATTTTAATACATCATTCATTCTAATTCTAAATATCAATTTATCCGAATTAAAATCTGAATAAATACAATGTATTTGATCTTCATAACAACTTTTTAATGTAAAATTAACATCATCCATAGTAATATTTTTTTCAAGCATAATTTCAGGGTCCATGACCATTCTAATAATCCATTTAGATTTTTCATTTTCACCTGAAGCGAGATTTACTTCATTACATTCGTCTACTAAATTTTCAAATGCTTTGTATTGCTCAATACATTCTTTATCTTCAGCAATTAATGAATTTAAATCATCAGGGTCGAAGCATACTTCAGTCATCTTAACAATTTCTTCTAATCGTGTATGTTCAAGCATATACATAATAGTGCGAGCTTTATCTTTTTGTCTTTCATCTTCAGGTTTTAAATAAACACTTAAAGATGGATTTTTAATTTCACTTGATAATGATAAAATTTCTTCAATTCTTGGAACACCACGAGTAACATTGGATTTGGAAGCTACACCAGCAAAATGGAAAGTGTTTAAAGTCATCTGTGTCGATACCTCACCAATACTTTGTCCAGCAATCATACCAACCATTTCTCCTGGAGTAACAATAGATCTTTTATAAGTAATAACGATTGTGTCAAGTAATAATGTTAGAGAAGCTTTATTAAATCGTTTTACTACTAATAATTCCTTTGGTGACAAATAATAGAAGTATAAGATTTCAAACAATTCAGTTGGTGTTGAATAATAGATTTTTTTAATATTTTCATAATATGATTTAATTAATTCAAATGCTTCAAAAGGCGTGATATCTACTAATGATGAAGATGTTATTCCACATTGTCCTTGAATATTATTGATAATATAGTTAAAAGCGACAGGGCAATTAACTACTTTCTCGCCTTTATTTTTAAACACATTTTTAACAATAATACTTCTCATATCAATCATTTTAGTAATTAATTTATTCATTTGAACCGAATATTCTGTTTGTTGTTTCTTTACTCTTGTCATTGTATTTTTAAGGAAAATATTGCTGAGAGTTTTAATCTTACCAGTTTCTTCTGGGATAAGATAATGATTGTAAATATCTTGACTAGACATTTCAACAATAGGAATTTCTTGGTCTTCTACTTTAGTTGTATCAATGCCGTCATCACCATATCTAAATTGGACAATTTTATTTTTATTATTTCTGATAGTCATATCGTAGTTAACCATTAAATCTTCAAGAGCTTTAATAAGTCTTCTTTGAATATATCCAGTAGTAGATGTTTTTACCGCAGTATCAATAAGACCAACACGACCACCCATAGCATGCATAAATAATTCTTGAGGATTTAATCCATTAATATAAGAACTTTCAACAAATCCACGAGCTCCTGGTGAATCATCATACTTAGTAAAATGAGGTAGAGTTCTATGTTCAAAACCATATGGAATTCGTTTACCATCTACGTTTTGTTGTCCTAAACAAGAAATCATAAATGAAATATTTAAATCAGAACCTTTAGAGCCTGCTTGAACCATTGTGACGAATCTATTACCTTCTGATAAATTCTTAAGACCAATTTTACCAGCCTCTGATGTGGCTTGATTTAAAATGCTATTGACTTGAGTCTCAAATTCTTCTTCATTAGTTTTACCAGTATTATTTTCAAATACACCTAATTGAACTTGGTCAATCAAATTTTTGACCTCAGTTTTTTTATCTGTAATTACACTAATAATTTTATCATTAGTTTCTTGATTTGAAATTAAGTCACTAATTCCAACACTAAATCCTGCTGATTTCATATATTCAGTAACAATATTTTGTAAATCATCAATAAATTTAGCTGATGCCATATTGCCAAAATCATTACAGACACGTTGTAATAATCCACGACTTCTTCCGCCTAACACACCCTTATCCATTACACCTTTAATATATTTACCATTTTTAATTTCTACCTTTCCTTTCATTGATAATGGTGGCATTATTTGACTTAAAATTTCATAATTTGAAATCATACCGTTTTCATTTTTTTCAAAAATTTCTAATAAAGCATTTTCATTAATACCATTAAACATCATCAGTAAATTCATTGCTTGTCTAGGATTAAATTTTACACCCTCTTTAGAGAATAAATAAGAACCAAGCATAGAATCTTGATAAATACCAATAATAGATGCGTTATTGGCTGGACTAATAATTTGATATGGCACTGCTGCCAAATTTTTTAATTCTGCCTCAGACTCGGCGTCTTGGGGCATATGTAAATTCATTTCATCGCCGTCGAACTTTCGCACCATATATGATGTCATAATATTTAATTAATTATAATATTTTTGACATCATAAATTATGCTCCCCCCTAAGTTTCCAAAGGGGAAGGACTGTATCTTAAGCCGATTCAGAGTGATTAGCTCTTCATTATCGACCAACACCCGTTCAGTCTCTGAATGCCTTCCATATCCTTATCATAACGGATTTAGGA